CGGTCCGGGAAGTTCGCGGCCATGACGCTGTCGTAGCCGCCGTTGTAGTGGTAGTCCAGGCGCAGAGCGGCCTTGACGCCCGACGTCTTCTTCTTGGTCGTGGTCGACTGGATCTCACCGTACGTGCCCAGCGAGGGATCGTCGATGTAGCGCGACCCGTCGATGATCGAGTCCTTGACGCCGTTGATCGGTCCGACGCAGAGCACCTGCTGGAAGGCCAGGAAGTCGTTCTTGCCGCCGGTCAGCGAACCGGACATGTAGCCCGAGCCCTGCTGCGAGACGTTACCGACCTTGCCCAGCTGAGCCCACAGGTTCGCGTCCCAGATCGAGTACGTGTAGCTGTAGGCGTTGTACCCGCCGGAGCCCGTCAGGAAGCTCTTGTCGGAGGTGGGCGCGTCGAAGGCGAAGTCGTTGCAGGTGTTGTGGAAGGTGCGGGTGCCACCGACCATGGCGCGCCCGTAGATGAGCGGCACGTAGTCGGGCTCACCCTCGGTGACCACCTCGAAGCCCTTGCGAGCGTCGGCAGCGGCCTGTGCGGCAGCCTTCATCTTCTTCGCCTGCACCACCTGGTAGGCGGCTGAGGCGGCAGCGATTGCGAAGGCCGCTGCGGCGATGATTACTTCAAGACCCATTAGGACCTACCCCACTTCAGGACCAGCGAGCTGGAGCCGTTGTAAATCTTGTCGCAGCAGGCGTCCTCCTTGTCGCGTGCACGGATGCTGTCGCGGGAGAGGAAGATACCCTTGCTCATGTCGAGCGAGACCATGGGGCTGGCCCCGGTCATGTCGAACAGAGACTCGCCGACCTCGTCGGTGCTGATGGTTGACGTCATACCGTCCACGCGTCCCTTGTACACCACGAAGGTGTCGGCGAGGTCCGTCAGGGGAAGGCCGGTGTCGGGGTCCAGGAAGCCCAGGCGGGCCTCCATCTTCTTGCCGACTAGGCCGTTCTCCGCGTCCGCTGCGCTCTGGAAGTCGGGGTCGGCGAGCGTCACACGGTACTGCTCGCGGTCCACGTTGGAGCTGATCTTGGGTGGGTCGACCGAGACGATGAAGTCGTCGGCCACGTAGGTGATGTCGTTGCCCAGCTTCACGGAGCTGAAGTGGGTGGTCGAAGCGCGGAATACGGTGCCGTCCGCGTTCAGGAGGTGCAGGGTGTAGAACACCCGCGCCCTCCCGTCGGCGATCAGCTGCCGCACGCGCGGGCTGAAAAGAAGCATTACGTTATACCCTCTCAATAAGGCGAACCGTGCCCATGTCCATCAGAACGCCGTCCTCGTACTGCATACCGATAACGGTGTCAGTGTCGTACAGGCAGTTCATGATGACGTTGTCACGGAAGTTGAACGATGAGTCTGCGACGGATACCCGCAGCTCGGGGAAGATACGCATGGTACCTTGCCCGACCAGCGAGTCTGTCAGCATATAGATCTTAGAGTGGTTGTCGAAACGGATGAACGTGCCCTTGGGGATCATGCCGCTGTTCGCGGACACCTCCACCTGGCTAGCGCCCGCAGACCCCGTGGCCGTTGGCCTCCCGTTAGCCGTCCGTGCTCTGATGACCCCCATGTTCTGGGGGACTATGCACTGGATCGTCTCCGAGTGGCCGTTGACCACGAGGTGGACCATGAGGTCCTGAGCGCCCGCCGACAGGGGCTCCAGGCGGGTCTCGATCTCCCACCTGTGAGCTGCCCGTCGACGGGTACGCCGCTTCAAGGAGAGGGTATCCGATACGAAAACGGGCGTGTTTGACTTCATGGTCATCGGCACGACGAACTGAGCGATCACGTTACCGTTGTCGTAGATACCGTAGGGCATTACCCACCTCCTCTTTCCTTGTTGTGTGCGTTCACTCCTGCAGCGATCTGCGGCATAAGCTCGAAGATCGTCGCCCTGGTCTGGCGATTGATGTCGCCGGTGATGCCGAGGTTGATCTCGGTCTTGCCGCCGTCCTTGGGCGTAGGCATCTTGCTCTCGTCGATGGTGGCGCTGGTGGGTACCGCCATCATCCCGACCGCCATGTCGGACACGGCGTTGGACTGACTGGACAGCTGCGTCACGAAGCCGCCGTCGGCGAACTTGAGTCGCTTGCCGCTGTTGATCGCCCCGAGCAGCTTGCGGTGCTTCTTGGTCGACTCCGCGTTTACCACGAACTCGCCGTCGCTCAGCATCGCGGGGATGCTGTCGGAGCGGCTGGTGCCCGGACCCTTCACGTCGCCGCCGTTCGCGAGGAACAGCTTGGCGAACATGGTGCCGAACAGGGTGCCAGCGGCCATAGCGCCGCCGATCATGCCTCCACCGCCTCCACCGCCGAGACCCTTGAGAGCCTCGCCGATACCGCCAGCACCCTTCTCGAAGACCCCGGAGAGGTCCTTGGTCAGCGTACCGATGTCGGCGTTGAAGGTGTCGCTGAAGATGGTAGCACCGTCGCCGATGCCGCCCATGACGTCGCCGCCTAGCAGGTCGCCGCCCTTGCCGAACACCGACTTGTTGAGGCCGGAGCTGTCGAAGGCAGAGCCACCGCCGAACCCGAACATGCTGCCCAGGGTGCCGTTGGCTATCTCGAAGCCGGGCATGTCGCCCTCCCGGAGGCTGGCGTCCTTCTTCTTGCCGATGCCGAGGAAGCTCAGCGGGTTGAAGCCCGCCGCATCCGCCTCGTTGCCCTTCCCTCGCAGGAAGCGGGTCACGATACCGTTGTCGCCCGTGAGCGGCTTGGTGATCATGTCCACGGCGTTGGTGATCAGGCTGTTCGTCAGGTTGCTGAAGAGCGTCTTGATGAAGTCGCCCTTGCCCGTCAGGGCGGCGGTGAGGCCGTCCCGCAGACTGCCGTCCAGGCTCTGAGCGACTCGCTCGCCCATCTCACGGAAGGTGTGGCCGAGGTCCATGACATGCTCGGAGAAGCTAGCCATAGACTCCTGAGCGCGACGCAGCTTCGCGGACAGCTCGTCCGTAGGCGCACCCACGGTCTCCGCGTCCTCGATAGCCTGCTGCAGAGCACGGACCTGGTCGGCCATGCCGATGAGCTTGGCCTTCTGCTTCCCGTCAGCAGCTCGGTAGACGTCCTGCTGGATGAGGTCGCCGTAGCCAGCCTTCGCAGCCCTCTCGCTCGCGCGGTAGAAGCCGTCGCTGACGTAGCCGCGCTCCTTGGGAGGCAGCGCGTTGGCCTGCACCTCCACGTCGGGAGGCAGCACCTCGTTGACCGTCGGCGTTACCTTCGCCTTCCCCAGCTTGCGCAGGTTCTTGGCGACGTAAGCCTGGGTCTCCTTGGGCATGTACTTCAGGTAGTTGTCACCACCCTTAGCCATCGCCTTCTCGAGGCTGCCCGGACCAGCGTTGTACGCGGCCCAAGCCTTAGCCGGGTCCTTGTACTTGGTCAGGAACGCCTTGAGCAGGTCGCGGCCTACCCTAGCCAGCTCGTCCGGCGAACCGTCCTTGGCGGGAGCGACGCCGTAGCCGGGCTTGCGCGCGGTGCTCGGGAGCACCTGCATCTCGCCCAGAGCGCCGGCGGAGGAGCGCAGCAGCTTGCCGTTGCGTCCGTACCGCTTGTTACCGCTCTCGCTGTCCAGCGTGACAGGCACCATCTTCGCGAACAGGTCGTTGCCCATCGGAAGGTTAGGCATCTGGACGCCGGCACCCACGCCCACGGCTGCGGTCAAGGCTATGACAGCCTTGGTGTTCTCTGCGGTGGCGTTGGTGTTGAGCTCCAGCGGCTGCGCCGTGGCGTCGTCGAAGCTCTTCTGGAACTCCAGCAGGTACTGGTCCTTGAACTCGCCCAGGACGCTGGTGGCGTTGGTGCCGTCGAACTTGTCCAGGACCTTGGCCAGGGTAGGCGTCAGGTCCGGAAGCTCAGCGGCCTTCTGCAGGGCGTCGAAGCTCATAGCCTCCTTGACGCGCGCGTTCTTCTCGTCCGGACGGAGCCGGTTGAACTGACGCACGGTCATCCCGATGTTCGGGAACACGTCCTTGATCTTCGAGAGGCCGGTCTTGGCCCCGCGAGCGATCGCGTCCTCGAGGTTCGTAGCGAAGCTGGAGAAGAAGTCCAGGTACTCGCCCTGGCGCTTCACCTCCCTCATCCACGCGAAGGCGTTCTTGCCCTGCGCGGCGAGGTCGCGGATGCGGGCCTGCACCTTGAGCGCGGCACGGTTGAACGAGTCCACCATGCTGTCGCCCAAGTTGTCCACGGTCAGCTGCTGGAGGCTGCTGCCGAACGCGCCGTTGATCGTCTCAGCGACCTTGTTGGCGGTGTTGTTCAGCTTGTCCAGGGTACCCGCGCGCTGCCTCTCGACACCGGCGAGCTCCTTGCTGAGCGTCAGGTACTCCTCCAGGCTGCTGGCGTCGTCCACCTTGGCCTTGAGCAGAGCCACCTGCTTGCTGAGGTCGATGAGCTCCCGGAGGTTGCCCAGCGACATCGCGCTGATAGCGGACCTGTCGGACAGGCCGGCCTGGTCCAGCGTCTCGCCGATGGCCTTGCCGGTGCTGTCGAAGGCAGACACCAGCTTCTGGCGCATGTCCGCGAGCAGCTTCGCCTTGCGGGTCAGCTGGTCGGACACGTCCTGGGTCGGCGTAGCCTTCTCCAGCTCCTTCTCGATCCCGTGGATCTGAGCGGCGATGCTGGACAGCGAGGAGCGGGCGTCCTTGCCCAAGCGGGCGAAGCCGAGGTCAGAGATCGCGATCCCCGCCTCGTTCACGTCGGCCAGCAGCTGCTTGAACCCGTAGCGGTCCTTCTTCTCGGCCTTGGGAGCCTCGCCGAGCTTCTGCATCTGCTCGTCGATGTCGGCCGCACGCGACAGGGCGTCGCTGTACGTCTTCACCTCGGAGGCGGAGAGGGTCCCGGTACGCAGCTTGGGCTGGTACTGAGCTACGGTGTACTCCGCGTCGGCCTTGCTGATAGACAGCTGCGTGAAGCGGGTAGCCTTGCCCTTGTTGGCGCGGATGCGAGCGTTGGGCTTGTCGCCCGTGATGCTCGCGGCCACGTCGGCCCCCGCGACTCCGGAGAGTCCCAGCGTGGCGATGCTGCCCAGCGCGTCGAAGCGAGCCTTGGCCGCAGCACGCTTGGCCTCACCGAACTTGTCGATGACACCCTGGATAGCGTCCTGCACCGCCTCGATGCCGGTCTTACCCTCCTCGTAGTCGAGCAGAGCCTGGTTGGCCTCCACCTGCGCGACCTTAACGTCCTTGAGGGCCTCGCCCAGCTGCATGACGTCGTCGGTGGGCAGGTTGGCGTACATCTCCATGGAGATGCCCGCAGCCCCTACGTCGGTCAGCCCCTTGTTCAGCCCCTCGAAGGAGACGTCCACGGGACCGAGCTTCGCCATCTGCAGCTGAGTGTCGCCCAGCTGCTTCTGCAGCCTACGCAGGTACTCGGGGGTGGCCTCGGAGGGAGCGTTGTCCAGGGCGTTCTTGAGCTCCAGGTACCGCTTGGTCACGGCGTCGAAGCTCTTGGAAGCCTCGCTGCCGGACAGACGGAAGCCACGGAGCAGGTCCTCTCCCACGCCGGAAGCGTCGGACTGCTGCTTCATCAGCGTCCCGAACAGCACGCGCTGGTCCAGGATGGCCTTGTAGCCCTTGGCCTCCTCCTCAGCGGACTTCTTCCAACTGAAGGCTCGGTTACGCTCGCCCATGTTGCGGGCACGGTCCACGCCCGTGTCGGCCATTCCACGAATCTTCGCCAGAGCGTCGAACCGCTTCATGTCCTTCTCGGTGCCGTAGAAGCTGTCGGGTGCCAATCCTGCGCCCAGACCCTTGGTACGGGTCTCGAAGCCCTTGAGCTTGTCCTTGAGCTTGTCGGCCAGGTCGATGTTCTTACCCATCGCACCAGCCGCGAGGCCGATCTTCTTGTACGACTCCTCGATGCGGGCCAGGTAGGCCAGCTCCGACTTGTAGCGCTTGACTGCGTCCTCTCGCGTACGGTCGCCCTGCGAGCGGTCGAAGCCGCCGGACTCCACCACCTTGCGGGTGTACTCAGCCTTCGTGACCGCCTTGTCGTACTCGGACTGAGCCTTGGTGAGGCTCTCCTGCACGGTCTTCGGCAGCTTGTCGAAGTACTTCACCGCGTCTCGGGTGAAGTTCGTCTCGAAGTCGTTGTACATTCGCCCGTTGGCGTTGTCACGGTCCATGACGCGATCGCGGGTGGCGACGAAGCCGTCCTTGATGCCCTTGCGGATGCCTCCGAAGAAGCGGCCCACGGCGCTGTCGCTGATCCAGTTGTCCAGAGCAGTCAGCGCGGGCATGACGGTGCCAGCGATGGCGACGCCCACAGCGGTGGCGAACCACGTCGCTGCCTTGGTGATGTCGCGGAAGGCGTCCACCACCTTGTCGCGGGCGTCGTAGTAGAGGCTGAACACGCTGTTGCCAGCGTTGGCGATGTTGGCGTCCGCACCGCCGAACAGGCGGCTGATGTTGCCGCCCAGGGAGGTGTCGCCCTGACCACGACGCTGCTGAGCCAGGGCCAGCTTGTCGCCGAAGTCGTTGCCGGGGTCGGCGTCCTTGCGGAGCTTCTGCCGGGCGATGATGCCCTTAGCCTCGTCGTACGCCTGCGACGCGCGCAGACGCTGATCGTCATTGGCCCCGCCCTGCTTGACAGCCTCGTCGTTGAGCGACTTCAGCGTGTCCTTGTAGGTGTCGAGAGCCTGCTTGACGCCGTCCAGCTGGGCAGCGGACATGTTGGCCGCGTCCATGTTCATCAGCTGGCGGGTGAGATCGTACGTCTGACCATCCACCTCGAGCTTGCCGTAGTCGTCGGCCATGCCCTTAGACTTGCCAGCGCCCGTCTTGGGCTCGAAGCCGGCGAAGCCGAGAACCTTGTCGGCCAGCCACTTCACGTTGTCGGTGAAGCTGTCGAACGGGCCGACGAAGCCAACGAAGGCCGTGGCGAGAAGGGTCAAGCCACCAGCCACCAGTGCCAGCGGCCCGAGAGCGATGCCGAGCACCTCGGTGGTCAGTAGGGACAGACCACGGAACAGCAGCTGGGTAGCGCCGCCGAGACCCTTCAAGCCCAAGCGGAAGGGAAGCATGAGCGTCTTTAGGACACCCATCTCCTTGACGCCGCTCATCACCTTAGCAGCCGCGTCGCCCTTGAACGCGCCCGAGAAGGCCTTGACCTTGTCGAACACGCCGGTAGCGTCGCCAGCGGCCTCCACGCCCTTGCCCAAGGCGCTGCCGGCCACCGCACCCTTGATCTTGTCGAAGGCGAAGGCGGTACGCAGCTTAGCGAAGCCTGCGGTAACTCCCGTGAAGAAGCGACCTGCCTCCGCCTTAGCAGCCTGCCAAGCGGCCTGGTTTGCGGCCGGGATGGCGTCTGCCATGAGCGCCTTGCGCTTGGCCTCGAAGGCCTCGTTGGACTCCTTGCTGATTCGACCGCGATACACGCTGATCTTGTCGGTACCGAACGCCTCCTGCCTGTCGGCCTTGGGGGTGTTCTTGAAGGCGTTTACGGCCTCGAGCTTGCGCTCGCTGAACCGCAGCTTCATGTCCTTGAGCTCGTCCGCAGTGGCGTCGCTCAGGAACGACTTGCGAGCCGACCTGTACGCGCCGAAAGCCTTGGTGCCCAGGGACAGCGTCTTCATGGCGGCGGTCAGTGCGACCACCGCGACCGCCGTGCCCGCCAGCGAGTCACCCATGCTGGAGAACGCATCCGCAGCGCCCGTAGCCGCCGACGCCGAGGTGGCGAAGAAGGCAGCGAGGTTGACGCCCACGGAGAGCAGGAGCATCCGGTTCTGTAGCAACTTGCCTAGACCGTTGAACACGGGGCCGAGGAAGCTGTAGAACGACGAGATAGAGCCCTTGAGAGCTTCGAACGCCTTGGCGGTGAAGTTCTTGAACCCGTCAGCGACGATGGTGTTAGACACCGTCAGGCGAGCCACCAGGTCCAGCGCGACCTTGTTGTACAGGGTTCGCATCTGGGCCGCGTACTCGCGGATGCTCTTGCTGGCCGGGTCGATCTTGTAGTCGCCGACCGCCGTCTTCACGCGCTGGAAGGCGGTGCCGAAGCTGGTGTTGGCTGTGGGACGCTGCGGACCCTGAGGCCCGACGACGTCCGCGCCGAAGAACAGGTCCTTCATGCCGATCACACCGTCGGCGTAGAGCTTGCGCCCTGCCTCGATGTTAGCGACGACCTGCTTGATGTTGTCCGTGAACCCCGCCATAGCGCGACCCACCGGACCCTTCACCTTCTTCGAGCGAGCCTCCATGGCGTCGAACGGAGCAGCCAGCCACTTGGTCAGCTTCTCGTAGGCCGAGGTCGGCAGCACCAGCTTGGCCATGTTCTTAGCGATGTCGCCGAAGGACTTGACCAGCAGGTTGGTGCCGAGGATCGTCGTCTCCTTCATGAAGCGAGCGCCGCCCTTGTTGCCAAGGATGGCCATCGCCAGGAAGGGAGCCGCCACCGCGAAGGCGTCTCGGAAGCGGAACGCGTCCATCAGCCCCAGGCTCATGATGCCTGCAGCGATGGCAGCGAACTTGGGCTTGTCGAACAGCTGGGTGGCCAGCGAGCTGGTGAACTTGACGCGCTGCGCCTGACCGACCACGGGACCGGCGAGGCTCTCGAACAGCGCCGGACCGATGCCGGCGGTAGCCTCCTTCTTACCCTTCGCGGGCGTGCCGAACAGGGTGGCCCACACGTCGGTGAACTTCTTGCCGGTGAACTTGAGGTAGGCTGCGGTCACGAGGGCCAGCGAGCCCAGCACCCCGTTGTTGAAGATCGGGATGAAGTTCGAGATCAGGTTCATCGGGTACTGGATGAACGGGATCAGGTCGGTGAACATCGTCTCTAAGAAGCTCGGCAGGGCCTTGCCCGCCAGGATGATAGCTTCCTTGAACGACGTGATCAGACCCTTGGCGAACTCCGCCCCGAGCACGCCAGCGGCGCTGCCCACGGCGGGTGCCGCCTTGTTGATGGCACCGCCCGTGGCGTTGTCGAAGATAGACAGCAGGTAGGCTGCCGCCAGGAACTTGAAGCTGGCGTTCTTCGAGCGCAGAAGCGTGAAGGCGGAGTACAGGATCGCGCCGAACGAGCCGGCGATGTTGCGCGCCGTGCTGCCCCAGTCGATGTTCGTCACGACCACCGAAATCTCGCCCAGAGCACCGCCGAACTTCGAGAAGTACGAGCGGACCTTGTCCAGGGTGCTCCTGAACGCCCCGAGCACGCCGTCGCTGAAGCGGTCGATCATGCTAGAGGACTGGAAGAGGTTCTTGGTGTAGGCGTTGACGTCGTCCACCATGTCGGGCCAGAAGGAGTGACCGACCACCTCGTCCCAGATGTTGAAGAACACGTCCTTGACGTGCTGCCCGAACCCGGTGATGCGGTTCTCCACCGCCTTGAGGTGCTGGTTGGCGTAGCTCAGGATGTCCGTAAACATCTTGACCACGAACTCGACGCCCTTGCCCGCAGCGGACTTGAGCCCGTCGAACACGCTGTCGTAGTCCACGGCTGCCAGCTGGGCGTAAATCTCCTGCGAGATGCCGGTGAAGGCGCCCGCGACGAAGCCTGGGATGGTGGCCAGCACGCCTGCGATGACGTAGACGAACTGCTTGCCGAGGTCGCGCGAGTACCTGTCGAGGTCCACGCCCTTCTCGAACACCTCTGCCAGCGCCTTGCCGATGAAGCTAACGCCCGCGACGATTCCGCGAACCAGAGCCTTGCCGAACGCCTGGCCGTTGTCGAAGTTGAACGCCGACGAGAAAATGTCGGCCACTGTCTTGAGCGCGATCAGCAGGCTGATCTTGAGCTTGTAGACGAACAGGTTGATGTCCGGGGCCAGCAGCTGCTTGTAGGTGTAGGCGGCGCTGTCGCCGAGCAGCCGCATGTACTCGATCACTCGGTCGAAGCGGGTGTCGCGGATGCGGATCAGGCGGTTGTCCATGAGACCCAGCTGGATCAGCAGGTCCTGAACGGGCCAGACGGTGAATGACTTGACGAACCGGGTCTTCTCGTTGAGGAAGTGCCCGAGGCTGTTCAGCCGGATGAAGTGCTGGTCGAAGACGTTGTTGAGCACGGTCAGGTTGTGCGCGAAGTCGACGATGTCGTCGGACTGGAACAGGCGCACGAACGCCCTGGGACCGAAGTTGTCGCCCAGGTTGCCGAAGCTGATGACGTCGCGGAACTCCTCCAGACCGCGCGTGAGCGGCAGGAGAGCCTTGTAGACGTAGGTGTCCGCAGCCTTGGCGGTGATGGCGGAGTCTGCCAGCAGCGAGTCACGGAACCGGACCATCGGTGCGATGATCACGGGCATAGACCGCTTGATGTTGTGGGCCGTCAGCTCCACGCCGCGAGCCAGCTGCGCGAAGGTGTCCACGACAGCCTTCACGGTGGCGCGGGTGTCGCCCACGTCGAAGAACCCGGTGTCCTCCTTGGTCGGCATCTTGAGGCGCGACTTGAGACGCTCGATCAGGTTCTGCGGCACGTCGACGTCGTTGCCCGAGAAGAAGCTCTTGAGAGCCTCCAGCTGCTTCTTGGACTCCTTCTTCATCTCGGCCTCAACCGAGCCGTCGCCGGGGTCGAAGCGCCAGATTTCGAACTTGACCTTGCGGAGCCGCTCCAGCTCGTCGAAGTAGTTGTTGAGGGCGCGACGGATTGTGGTCAGCCGGGTGACGACCGCGTCGGAGTCCAGCCCCTTGCCCATGCTGACAAAGATCGAGCCGAGCTTGGCGGATGCGCCGGTGAACTGGTTGATGTCACCGAGGAAGTAGTTCAGCGACTGGCGGAACTGCCGGAAGCCGACGGTAGCCGAGGCCTGTGTGCGGCCGAAGTCGCGCTCAGCCGTCGAGGCCATCTTCTCGAGAGCGCCGACCAGCACCTCGGTGGTCAGCTGGCCCTCGTTGGCCATCTTGCGGAGACCGCCCACGGATACGCCCAGGGCGTCGGCGAGGCCGTTGCCGAGGTAGCGCATCTGCTCCATGACGGAGTTGAACTCCTCGCCACGGAGGACGCCGGAGCCGATGCCCTGCGACAGCTGCGTGAGCGCGGCCTCCACGCCCTGCACAGAGGAACCGGACAGCGCCGCGCTCTGCTGGATGGTGCGGTTGAGCTTGACGATGCGACCCTGCTCCACGTTAGCGCCCTTGAGCGCGGTGGTGAAGGTCACGAAGATGTCGGCGTTGGCTCCAAGGGCGGTGCGGGTGTCCTGCGCCGTCTTGAACAGCTCGCGCTGGCGCAGGGTCAGCTCGTAGGTGTCCTTGGTGACCAGCTTGAGGCGGTCGCGGATGGCCAGGATGTCGTCGCCGGCCTGCGTGAAGGCGCTGACGCCCTTGGTAGCGGCGAACACGGCAGCGATGCTGAGCACCGAGCCCTTGAGCAGGTTGATGTTGGCCCGCAGCGCGGTGGTGTCGGCTGCGATCGCCTTGAGCGACGACGAGCCGGAGCCGCCGAACGCCTTGAATGAGTTGTTCGCCTGGTTGATGTTCTTGCTGAGGTCCTTGAACCGGTCTGCGTTGACCTTGTCCAAGGACTGCCCCGCGCGGCCCGACATCGTTACCATGTCGGCCAGGCGCTTGTTAAGGCTGCGGAGTCCGTTCTCCGCCTTCTCCGAGTTAGTTTCGACGTCGATGATTACGCCCGACATGGGTGGTGTCTCCTTCTAAATTAAAAACCCCTACCAGGAGCGTTTCCTAGTAGGGGCGAAGGTCATTGAGACCTCACAATGGTACCACTAGGGTTAACACCCTTGAGTGACAGTAGCGTCGACTCGACGAAGTAGGCCGGAGCCTGCTCCGAGTGACCAGCGTTGAGGTCGTCGATGTATTCGGCGTCGTTGGTGATGGACTTGCCGTCGTGCGTCCACCGGGACTGCGCGTAACCTGTGTCGACCGGGGTGGCCTCCTCCAGCTTCTCGACGGCTTCATCCAGCACCTTGTTCACCTGCCTCTGCTTCTCGGCAGCTAGGCGGGTGAAGATGAGCGGGTCGATCTTTACCTTGATCATGGGTCTAGCTTGTCGCCTCCCTTTGCTCCCAGCATCATCTGCATGAACATGGAGTTCTGCAGAGAGGCCATCTCAGGTGCCTGACCCTCCTTGGGCTCGGTCTTGTATATCTTCTCCAGCGACGGGAAGAGCTTCCAGGGCTTCTCCTTGACACCAGCGGACTGGATGATCTTGGAGGCGCGGTCGTCTTCGCGCCACCCGGCTGGCCTACGCTCGAAGTAGTCGTACCAGCCGAGGAGCTCCTCGTGCGGAAGCTCCATGACCTCCCATACGAACTTGCCCAGGTTGTGGGCGATCTCGTATATCGAGAGGTCAGCGTCGCTTAGGCGTCGTTTCCCGCGTCCTGGCCGATACCCGAGTACTCCATGATCGCGTTGGAGAGCTTCGACAGCTCGTCCATCGGGAAGCCCACGAAGTCGTCGTCGGTCAGGTGCTCGGCACCCTCGACCGCGCTACGGATAACGAGCCGGAGAATGTCCAGGCCGGCGTTCTCGTCCTCCTTGAGGGCCTGTGCGGCCTCCTGGATCGCCTTGACCTCGGCCACGGTGAGCTTCGAGATCTTGACGTCGGCGCCGAGGAACTTGTACGTCTTGGTCATACGCTTGCCAACGAGGGCGAGGATGCCGGTCTTCGGTGCGGTGTTCGTGTCGGTCATTTCAATTTATCCCTGAAACTTGTCTCGATTGGCGAGCTGGAATGAGTCCAGCCACTGCCGCATACCATGTAGCATAGCCAGCGTCTGGAAGACCTCGGCTGCCTTCTCCTGGTTGTTCTCGAACTCCGGGAGGCGGGCAAATGTCTTGCGGATGCTGACGTCGATGTCCTTGCGCATGTGGCGCGAGGTCGTGCGGAGCACGTAGCCCATATCGAAGGGCGGCGGAGTATCTTCTGCCATGATTTCCTGTGTGATGTTGGCGAGTCGGCCAGGTGTCGAACCTGGGTCGTCGGTTTTGGAGACCGATGCTCTACCGTTGAGCTACCTACCCGAGGGTGGGAGGGACCGGAGCCCCTCCCGTGAGCCTTAGCTCGTGAACGGGCCGAAGAACGAGCCCTGCATCGACAGCGTGAGCGCCGCCGTGTTGGCGTCGGTCAGCTGCGGGTTGACCTGCAGCGCCTCGACCTTGCCGACCCAGAAGAACTGCGAGTTCTGCGTGGTGCCGAGACCAGTCGAGCTCGACGCGAACGCCGTCGCGGTGGTGCCGGTGGGCGGCGAGTTCAGGAGCGAGAAGCGGAACACGCGCGAGACGGCGTCGTTGACCATCGGCGCGAGCAGCTGACCGGCGACGTCCTTCGCCCAGTCGGCAGCGATGTAGTTCAGCGTCAGCTCCAGCGAGGGAGCGTCGGCCTGGCCCTGAATCTGCGACGAGGTCGCCTGACCGTAGGCCGGGACGTTGACGATGTTCGCGGGTACGCCCATCGCGGGGAACTCGCGGACGTTCTTCACGCGGATGAACGCGCCGGCAGCGCGGGTGCCGCCCGTGGTGTTGATCTCCGAGGCGAAGAGCGCCTGGAAAGCAGCCGCCGTGTTGAGCGCTGCGAGGGCGGTCGGCGTGAGCTCGGCCACCGGGGTTGCGATGGACAGGTCCGAGTAGTTACCCGAACCGATCGAAGCGATATGTGCCATTCTAGTTACTTACTCCGTAGAGGTTGAAAGGTACCGTGTACTGAGACCGGGTGAGGGAGGGGTTCGCCTTGTCGGCGCCTCTCCCCTGCAGCGTGGAGCCCTTGAACTCCAAGCTGAGTCCTGCTGACAGCTGCACCGTCTTGAAGTGCATGTACTTGTCCAGGACGTCGGCGATAGCGAGGGCTCGGGCTGGACCCTCACCGTCGGCCGTGTAGATGTCTAAGATACAGATGCCAGATACGGAGACCTTGTTCAGCCCCTTCGCCGAGGGGATGACAGATACGCGTACGTACTCCTTGCTCGCCCTGTCCGGGACAACGTCCTGGGGGAAGGCGGGAATGTTCTCGGCCAGCCACGGGGCTGATCCGAAGATGGAGTTGACGGCGTCCTGCGCCTGCGTGTAGCGACCCAACCTACGCCTCCCTGAACAGCTTGACCATCCAGACACGTCCGGACTCGTGCAGCCTTTCGCCGAGCTTCCAGTCGAAGCCCTCGAACTTGACGCTGTCGTACGAGTTCAGGTCGCCGACCTCGGAAGCCTTGAGCAGCACGGTCTTGACGATCGTGTTGGTGCCCTTGGCAGGCTTCTCGGTCTCGACGACGACCAGCTTGACGGCGATGGGGGCGAGCGACGTTGACGTCGTCTTGCCCGCGTTCCAGTCGAAGCCGGTGGACGTGCGCTTGGTGAAGGTCGCCTCGACGGCCAGGTCCTTCACCTTGTTGAAGGCGTTGGACACTTGCTTGTCAATGAGCGACCTGTAGCTCACCAGGCTCTCCAGACTGTGCGACCGCCGCCGTTGCGCAGCAGGGGTCGCAGGTTACGCTTGACCTGGGACGGGATCACCGAGGCGTTCCTCAGCTTCTTCAGCAGGATCGGGCCGAGGCTCAGGTCCTCGACCGTACCCGTGTCGTCCAGCAGGCCGTCGTTGTTCAGCAGGTGGTAGGCCAGCTCGCAGGTGGCGTTCGCAACCCTGTCCGGGATGCTGTCCGTGCGGACGAGCCTTCCTAGGCGGGGGTCGAAGAACACCACGCGGCGGGGCCACGCTAGGGACTGGGTCTCCGAGACGGCGTACCCCTCCCACTCCAGGGAGTCCAGCAGCAGGGTGGCCGTAGCCAAGGCCCTGGAACGCTGGTCCTCCGACGCCTCCTCCCAAGCGGCAGCGTCGAGCCGCAGCGCGAAGTACGCCACAGCATCGGCGACCGTCACGTAGGTGTTGGTGCCCTTGGTCAGGGTAGCCATGTCTCAGGCCTCCTTACGCGTGGAAGATCGGCAGGATGCCCAGCTGGAGAGCCGAGTTGGTCTTGCGCTGCCACACGCCGCGAACGTTCGCGATGTTGGCGTCGACCATGTTCACGGCCTTGCGGAGCGTGCCGGCGTCCATGACCGAGGCGTAGTCCGCGTCGGACGGGAAAGCCTCTTCCGGGCCAGCCCAGGTGTAGCCAGCCGGGTGAGCCACGTAGCCCCAGCGATGCCAGATCTCGGCGACGCCGGTACCCTTGTACGACGCCTCACGGTTGTCCACGCCGACCGGGTTCGGGATCGCCAGCTGCTCCATGGCGATCGCGCCGGGGAGGATGACGTACGAGACGTACTGGCCGACGAGGTCGACGCCGGCGCCAACGTTGATCTTGGTGATCTCCGCCGGGCTGAGGTCCATGCTCGTGCGGGTCATGAGCAAGCGGAACTTGCCCTGGAAGATCGTGGTGAACTCGATGTTGCCGTCCACGACCTTGTCCTGGTCGACGAGGTTCGCCGAGCGCAGCGACGCCATGACCGCGGGGTCGATGACGAGGTACAGGTACTCGGGCTCGTAGTCCTTCCAGGCCATGCCGACTGCCTTCAGGAAGGCCTCCGCGCGCTGTGCGCCCTGCGAAGTGGTCGTGGGAGCGCCGACCATCTGGGCAGCACCCAGGTCGACGTAGAAGCCGTAGCGGCGGTCGGTCGGGTCGTTGTAGAAGGTCTGACCGCCCAGGCCGGTCTGGCCCGAGCCGGTGGCGGTACCGTTGAGCAGCTCCGAGATGGCGACGCCCTTGAGGATCGAGCGGACGGCCGAGTCCTCGTCGAGGGCGCGGTGCTCACCGAACGACTTGCCCATCTGGACGAGGTCGTCGGTCTTCGTGATCAGCTCGGTCAGGTTGCGCTTCTTCGCGCCCCAGGTGCGGACCGTCTTGATGTACTGCGAGTAGTCGCTGGAGAAGTCGTTGTACGCGCCGTCCGAGGCGTCGGTGATCGACGCGACGTTGATGACGGGGTTCATCGGCTTGAACCAGCGCATCTGACCGACGAACGTCTCCGTGTTCTTGTCGATCATGGGGTTGCCGCCCACGATCGCCGTGGTCGACAGTCGCTTGGCGTTGGTGTACGCCTCATCGCTGTACGCGGTGAGGGTCTCCTGCAGGACGAAGTTCGTCGCGCCTGCCGGGATTACGGGTGCGGGCATTCAGTTGTCCTTGTGTTATCCGCGCGCGGGCTTGCCGGCGAGGATGTTGCGCATGACCTCGGAAGGGTCGACGTCGAAGATTGACTTGGGCTTCTGCTGGGTACCCGGTGCCGGGTTCAGCGGGGCGTCTCCGCCCGTGCCGGTGGAACGCTTCGGCTTGAGGAGGAACTGGTTGTCCGCGTCCTCGAAGAACGCCTTGGCGTGGTCGGCGATGCTCTTACCCTCGCGGGATACCCAGACACCGTTGGCGTCCTTGACCAGGTCAGTGGTGATGTCCTTGACGGCCATCGCGCGTGCCTTGGCGTTCCGGAACTCGTAGGTCGCGAGCGCGTCGCTCACGTCACGGTCACGGGTCAGGCCCACGTTCGCCTTGGTAAGCTCCTTCATCTGATTCTGGAGGTCCTCCAGCTCTCGTGCGTGAGCTTCCTTTTCCTGTCCTGCGTCGCGGAGACGCGCGGTCTCTCGGTCTCGCTCCAGCTTCTCCAGCTCCTTCGTGCGGGCCTCGGCCGCGTCCTTCGCCTCGTAGGCGGAGTTCAGACGCGCCTTGATCGGAGCCAACGCTGCGGCGACTGCCTTCTCGATGTCGGTGCGGTTGTCTTCCGCCGGCTCGATCGGGGTGCCGTCCTCGTTCTTCGTGGGGTCGAAGTCCGGGTTGTCGATCATCTGGCCCTCGTTGTCGGGGTCCGGAATCTGCTTGGGGTTCGGCATTGTTGGTATCTTCCTCTGAGCACAGCTCAATTGCGGCAGGGGCCACAGACCTCTACCAAATGGAATGTCGGTGTGGGCCGCTGGGAGTACAACTCCTTTACAGCCCATACCTGGGTTAATTCAACGGGTTGGCGTCAACCTACCCCGTACCATCCGTAATTCTGCTCGAAGTCGTAAGGGACCTCCTCCCTCACGTCGTCTTGCGTCAGGATGTCGTCCTCCGTCATCACCTTGCCGCCGACCACGGACCTGCCCGCAACGGGTATCAGGCCAGTGTCGATAGCTTCATCTAAGTACCTCTGGTATATCTCCTCGGGCAGTCCGCGACCCTTCATCTCGTCCAGGGTCATCTTTACCACGTTCTTGTCCAGCGTCTCTGCGTAAATCTCTCGGAGAGCCGAGCGACCGGGCAGCAGGTCGGCGATGTTGGTGAAGAACGCGTCGTGGATGGTGCTCGTGGCTACGCCCACGCGCTTGCCCCACTGGTGGAACTTCTTCACGATCACGGCGTCGTTGGAGTGGTTACCGTTCACGGCGAAGGCGGTGCGTGCCTTCGTGGGGTCGGCGATGTCGTTGATGGTACCAGCCTTGTTAAGGGTCTGGTCCCACCAGCTGGCCTCGGACTTCTGCGGGATCATCAGGATGTTGGTGACCCAGTTACCCTCCTTGTCCTTGTAGACCAGTCTCTCCTCGAACGTCTGGGTGAAGTTCTGCTCGATCACCTTGCCGTCGAAGTTGACCCACGGGGCTCGAGTCCAGCTGCCCGGGACGGCGTTCTTGTCCTTGTACAGCACGTTGACCTCGGTCGCCTTCGTCAGGTCCTTGAGGGCCGTGATGCCGGTGTACTTCTCCAAGATGTCCGGGGCGTACCCCAGGTCCAGCTTGAAGAGCCGCTTACCCACGGTCCTGGTCTCGGGAGCCTGGGTGCCGTGCAGCAGCGTGTACAGCCCGGAGTCGGGCTTCCAGTCGTAGAAGTACTTCTCCAGCAGCTGCTCGGTCAGCGGGGTGCGCGCTGGCAGCCCCAGCATCTTGGACACGGCTGGAGGCAGGGTGTAACCCTTCTTGTAGTCACCTCGCAGGGCGAAGGAGGCCACGGACTTCCAGTCCAGCTCCGCGTTCGACGGCTTGGCGTTCCCGAGGAACTCGCCGGCCAGTCGCCCGAAGAAGCGGGTGAAGTCCTTGAGGATGGGGACCTGCTCCGCCAGGTGCTCGCTCATGATCTTGGCGATGCCCTGGAAGTCGGCGGGGGTCACGATCCGCTCGTACTGCTGGCTCAGCTTGTCCACGAGGTCGCGGGTGGCCGGGTCCAGGAAGTACAGCTGCTCCATGATCTCGTCGCCGGGGTCCTGCCCCTTGTTGAAGATGTCGCGCACGTTGGCACGCAGACCTCGGAGCTTCTCAGCACCGTCCGCGTCGTAGCGCTCCACCCTGGCGATGCGGGCGTCTATCTCGTTGAGCACCTTCTGCCGGTCGGAGGCGGTGACCACCAGCGTTCCGGAGTCCTTGCCCAGCACCTTGCCGAGCTTGCCCTCTACGTTGAGGATGCCCGTCTTCTCGCCCGCGCCGTAGAACGTGACCATGTTCTGTGCCTTAGCGGCCTTCTGCAGGTCCTTGAGCTTGAGGCCCAGCTTCTCGTTCAGCACCTTGAAGCGAGGGTCGTTGTAGGTGGCTGCCGCGATCTCGTCGTACAGGCGTCGCTTCTGCGTCGTCGGCACCACGTTGGACAGCGAGGCCAGCTGCTTGTTCCTCGTCGTGAGGGCGATGATCTGTGCCCCCGAGGACGAGGCGTCCTGCTCCATGGCTAGCGCGGTCATGTAGTCGTCCAGCTTGTACAGGTTCGACTTCTCGAAGTTGCCGCGCAGGTGCTTGTTGAGCTTGGCCATCTCGATGGCGAACCGGAAGAACTTGCCCAGCTCCTCGCCGTCCACCTCGGCCACCACCGGGCTCTCCAGCACGAAGCGGAGGTCCGACGGCTTGGAGGAGATCATGGCCTCGCCTATCTCCACCAGCTCCGCCCTCCAGGCCTCGGCGATCCGCTGGCGACCCACGAAGGTGAGGCCGTCGTGGCGTCCCTCGAAGTAGTCGCTGAGGCCACCGAGGAAGGAGCCGATCTGGTCGGTGAGGGCGTAGTAGCCGTCCACCCCCAGGGGCTTCTCCACCGAGGTGTTGAGGAACGGGCGGAAGCTCTCGCCCGACTGCGGGCTGATGAGGCCACGGTCGTAGACGCGGGCGCGGTGGTCGATGAACGGGTGGTTGCTGAACGCGACCTCCCTGCCCCTCAGCCACTGCATGGACTTGAACCGCTCGTAGGCGTCGCCGCGCGACGTGATGTACTTGCGGTAGTGGTTGAGCTCGTCGTACTTCTTCGCGCTACCGCGGTCGTCGCGGAAGTACAGCAGCTTCTCGATGAAGTCGTAGAAGTCGGGGTCGATCTTGTACTGGGTCTGAGCGGCCCAGTTGAGCGCGTCCGACAGGCTCTTGTCCACGAACTCGACGGGGAAGTCGGAGAACGAGGAGGTCGAGGTGATCGGGATGCGGGTGTCGTAGTAGCCCAGCCCCTTCTTCACGAAGTAGGTCTTGTACCCCTCGCGCACCAGCAGCCGGTTGGACTCGTCGGTGACGGCCACGCGCAGCCCGAGCTCGATCTTGCGGTTGAGCTTGGAGTACTCTAGGATACGCGGGTCCACGACCTTGATGTAGTACGACAGCGTGTCGTAGTACGGGCCGAAGTAGGCTCCCGAGAGACGAGAGCGCATCCGTCGCTTCTGGACGGCGAACGCGTCGATCTCGAACAGGTGGCCGGCGTTCTTCTCCAGCAGCTTGAGCCCCAGGTTGTACCACTCCTTCCGCGTGCCGTTCATGTTGGCGGCGTTGAAGAGGTCGCGACCCAGGGAGACGGCGACGCTGTCCCGGTCGGGGCTGTCTGCCATGCCCAGCCGCTGGGCGAACCGCTGGTAGAACTCGCTGATCTGCTGCTCGGTCAGTCGGCTCCTGATCTTCTTGGGGATGTTCAGGTCGAGGATGTCACGGAGCTCGTTGGCGAGCTTGGGTGCCATGCTGTCGTCCCAGAGGTTCTTCCTCACGATGTTCGGGATGAAGTCTCGGGCCAGCTCGTCCAGCTGCGTCTCGCCCAGCACGGGGTCCACGTAGGCGTCCTTGGTCAGCTTGCGCAGCACGTCCTTGTCCTTGCGCAGCTGCGTCTCGATCGCGTCCGAGATGTTCATCACGTCGAACTTGATCTGGCTGTTCAGGACCGCCTTGAGGTTGCCCCAGGGCTCGCCGTTCCTGCGGAAGCGACCGATAGTGACGCGGAGGTTCTCGACCACCACGGCTCGCTCGTTCATGCCCATCTTTAGGGCCAGCGAGTCGTCCAGCTGGTTGATGAACTCCTTGTCCTGCTTGAGCAGGTCCGTGCTCTCGTCCACGCGCCTGAGGGCGCCCATGTAGACGTCCTGGTTGGGCTGGTAGACGCGCACGTCGTCGTAGCGCTGCGTCAGCGGGTTGTAGCGACGCTGGTCCTCGGTCGGAGGGGTCGTCAGCACCCGGTTGCGGGTGTTGCGCTTGTTGTGCAGCAGCGTGCCACGGTAAGAGGTGATGGACAGGTTGCCGTTCAGGTCGCCCGCCTGCAGGAGGTAGTAGTCCTGGAGCGTCTTCTGCATCCGGTACAGGTCCTCCGGCATGGAGGCTCCCAGCTGCATCGCGTCGAGGCGGGCCTTGGCGTTGGCGAACTTGCGGGTGTCGCCGGGGATGACGTAGTCGCTGTCGGTGAGCTGCCTGAGCTCCTTGATGCCGAGCGAGTTGCCCTCCGGGTTCGTGAACTTGTCTACGGTGAGCTCGCCCGAGTTGAGCATGCCCACCTGCTTGTAGTCGCCTAGGTGCCTGAGCTGAACGTCCAGCGGCTGTCGGAGCAGCCAGTCGTTGTAGCTCTCCCTGAGAGGGGTCTGCCCGTCGTAGAACGCCTTCTGGGCGTCCGTCAGGCCGTTGAGGTTGCGCCGACGCACCTCGCCGAGGCCCTCCAGCTTGCCGACGTCCTCCCAGCTCTTGAACACCGGGACAGTAGTGCTCCGGCAGTTCCAGTGAGCCGGAGGTAGGTGAGAGACATCACCGACAGGGTATATCTGACCGTCTCGGTGGGCGCAGATAGGGGTGGTACGGGAGTCGAGCACAGCCACGTACTGGTAGCCATCGATAGCCTTCGCGTTGGCCTCGTACACGGCGTGGTCTGCCTGCGCGTGCACCGAGGTGACGGCGGTCACGACCAAGGCCCTGGACTGCAGGCGCGTGATCTTGTTGACGTTGTTGCGGCGCAGGTCCAGCGCCATCTGCTCTACCGTGTCGCCGCGAGCGATGCCTGCCCGGATGAGCAGGTCGATACGCTTGCGCTCGTTGGCGGAAACGTTCGACCACCCCGAAGCCAGGGTGGTCTCTCCGTAGAGCGGTCGCTCCAGCACGATCTCCTCCGCCACGCGGCGTACGGGTCGCTGGGTGCGCCATATCTTGCCCATCGTGTTCTCGACGGACTGGTAGGCGAAGGAGAGCTGGTCGGACACGAGGTCCAGCAGCGAGCGGCGCGACAGGGAGAAAGTCTCCTCGTGCGTGCGCATCAGCTCCTGGTCCACGGCCTCCCGCAAGCGCAGGAGACCCTTGGTGGAGGTCTCCGCGCCCCGGACCAGCTCGTCCAGCCGCTCCTCGTGGCCGTCAAGCACCAGGCTCACCTTGCCGTTCACACGCCGCTCGTACAGCCGTACCATGGCCGCGCGGTCGACGATCTTGTCGTAAAGTTGAGTGTTGGCGTTGTCGGCCATCGTTCTAGTCGTCCTTGGTTGGGAGCCTCACAGCTGCGAGCTCCTGTGTGCGTAGGCCTCCAGACCCCACAGCTTGCGCATGGCGTCGTCCCGAGCGAACTTCTCGCCCACGGCCTTGTCGAAGTTCTCCACGCTGATGCAGGCGCTCTCGCCCGTCACCGTGAAGCCGTTGCGCGTGGTCAGCACGCAGATGGTGAGCGTCTTGTACACGTGGAAGTACGTGTCCACGATCGCGGCCTCGACGTCGGCCAGCGTGATGCGCTTGGCGACGGCGACCGATGCGGCGAGCTCCTCGCCTGCCTGTAACGTGCTCATGCCTGCTTGTCCTCCTTAGCTGGCGAATGGAAACCGATCACCCCCTTCCCGTTGTCCGCAGACTTCTTGACTACCGAATAACCGAGCTCGCGCATGGCGTGCTCAACGATGTGGTCCAGCAAGTAGGCCTCAGCCTCCATACTCGGGTTCTGCTCGCCGATGGTGCGCCAGATGAGCTGCACCGCGTGCATGCTCTCGTGAGCGATCACCGCCGCCGGGCAGACGTCCTCGTCCTCGTGCATGTCCTCCGGGAAGGCCAGGAGCACGTAGGTGCCCTCCGGCGTCCCGTAGAAGACGGTGGTGGCGTAGCTGTCCTCGAGAGGGTTAGCCACGGGTAGGTCGTTCTTCCGCTGGAAGCGCTTGATGGCGGCGGGCGAGTCGGTCACGCCGACCAGCACCGGATACATCAGCCCCTTCAGCCAGGCTATCTTGTTCATTTCGGTGGTGGCTTCTTGTCCTTAGACTTGTCCCCGCCCTGGAGCTTGGACTTCATCTGGGTTGCGAAGTTGTCCTGCTGCTGGTCGTTCTGCTCGCGCAGCCCCACGACCGTCTCGTCCGCGTTGATCTCCTTCTGACCCTCCTCGTCGTTGTAGTCGGGGGCCAGCATGTCGTTCTGCTTCAGGATGAGCAGCCACGCCGTGCGGGGGATCAAACCGTTCTGGTACCACTCGGTCGCCAGCCTCAGCCAGTCCGCGCCCTGCGGCACGGGGTTGAAGTCTGAAGACAGCTCGAAGTCGATCTCCGAGGGCTTGAGCTCCAAGTCGTAGTGCCAGTTCACCATGAAGCAGATGACCGCCCGCATGGTGTTGGAGACCTTGGTGTTCAGGGCACCCAGCTGTGCCGTCTGCGTCGCGTTCCTCAGCTCCAGCGCCACGCCAGACTGGTCGCCCGTCTCCGGGGCCAGCATGCGCACGCCTAGCTTCGCGATCTCCTCGTAACCGGCGGCGATCGCCAGCTCCATGTCCTTGAGCGCCTCGGTGGGCGTCTTGAGGACGTCTGCCGTGTCGCCCTGCTCCAGGTGGAGCCAGGTGCCGAGACCGCCCTCCACGACCTCGTCGAACTTATCGTCGGACATGTTCGAGGAGATGACGGGCGTGTAGGTCGCCGCGCCGTACATGAGGTGGTTGCGGCGGGAGATCTTGTTGTAGAGCGCGATCTCCTTGTTCACGATCGCCATGAGCATGGGCTCGTCGCGGTCGATGGAGCCGTTCAGGGGCCAGGCGGGGATGATGTCGATCTCCTCGTCCCTGATCTTGACCGGGACGGTGTCGACCAGCTGGAAGACCGGCTCTCCGCCGAACTTGACCTGCTTCTGCCCGCCGACGATCTCCACCGAGTCGGTGCTGTCGTCGACCTTGAAGATGCGCACGCGGTACTTGCCCCGCTGGTCCAGCTCGTGGACCCACACGGTGGGCACGTACTTGGGGTGGAACTCGTGCTTGTCGTTGTCGTAGACCTCGGTGTGGCCCTTGACGATGACGCGGTCCAGCACGGTCCTGCCCTTGGCGTCGGTGCGGGTGCGCGTGTTGATGACGCTCTCGCCCGCCACCAGGACGGGGTACGGCCTGGGCTCCTCGCCCTCCTCGTACTCCTCGTCCTCGCCGACCTTGGGGTAGTCCACGAACAGCCAGGGAGCGGAGGTCTGCACCTCCTCCCACAGGGCGTCGTCCAGGAAGGCTGACAGCGCGCTGTCGTCCTTGCCGAACTCGTGGATGATCCAGCGGGCGGCGTCCTCCTGCTGCTCCTGCGGCATCGAGTCCGGGAACTTGATCGTGGGCTGCTTGCGCAGGAGACCGCCGACCAAGGTCTTGGCGAACTGGGAGGTGATGCCGGGCAGCTCAGCCTCGGCCTTGTAGAAGGCGTACTGGTCCTGCCGCATGGAGGGCGAGAAGGGGATCAGCAGGTTGGTGAAGCCCACCGTGTCCAGGTGAGAGTCGTAGTCCTTGACAAACTGCTCGCCCCTGCACACGGCCCTGCTCTTGCGCCACACGCCCACCAGGGACGCGTAGGCGGCGGAGGGGTCGGCCACCGTCTTCACCGTCTCGTGGGCGTTCGACGTCACCGCCGTCGCCTGGCGAGGTGCGAAGCCAGCGCCCTTTAGGCTCTCGTAGGTGGCCTCGTCCACGGGTTAGCCCCGGAGGCGCGCGTTGAACTCTGCGCGCGTGCCCTCGAAGGTCTCGCGGGTCGAGTAGTTGGTACCCACGATCGTGTCGGGGTCGTCCTCGTGCTCGACCAGCGACCAGTCGCTCGGGCAGCGGCCCTTGAACTGCTCCACCGGCGTCTGCTCGGGGGTAACGGTCTCGGTCTTGTCGAAGATGTCGGCCATGGTATTCTTTCCTTGTTATGCGAAGAGTATCGTACCGACCAGCAGCGAGGCCGTGGCGGGTAGGGCGGTGTTGTCCAGGTCGGCGGGCAGGGTCGTCACGGCGTAGGTGATGCCCGTGCTGAACGCGAACCCGTACTGGTCGAAGATGTCCGCGAAGTTCACGAACCCACCGGCGGGGATGGGCAGCTGGAACAGCGGGACCGTGGTACCGAGGGTGACGCCGCCCGTTGAGGTCGCGTTGAAGAACTTCATGTACAGCGGGGCGGTGTGCGTGTTGTGGACTATGCCTCCCACGATGCGCCCGATGCTGGACTTGATGTTGTTCAGGTTCGTCGTGCTCGCGACCGTGTTGACCTTGTGGTACTGGCTGCCGTTGCTGCCCGTGGTCACGCGCGCGTCGGTGACGTTGACGTTCGTGTTGCCGCCGACCACGTTGACGGGAACGCTGGCGGCGCCGGAGGAGTTGCCTCGGCCACCGCCCACCTCGACCTGCAGCTCCTGCACGTCCATCGACAGGATGCGCTGTACGGTCAGCTGCGCGTTGGTGGTCGCCGCCGTGTTGCGCACCCAGATGAAGGGAGCGTAGCGCTTGGCGTGCGAGGGCACCATGCTGTTGATGCGGCCCACGTTGGCCGACCGTGCACCGCCGCTGTTCGCGGGGTTGTGCGAGTAGACCACGTCCTCGGGCCTGACCTCGATGGCCGACTCGATGTTGCCGTTCGAGCCGTTCTGACCTCCGAAGTTGACCTGGGTGCTGGTGGGGTTGCCTCCCGACAGCGTCTCCAGGATCGTGTTCGTGGTCGACGTGCCGTTGAGCAGCATCGCGCAGAAGTTGTTCGGGAAGTTCGTCAGGTTCGGGTTGGCGACCATGTTGCCCGCCGCGTCCACCTCCAGGTAGCCCATGCGGACCTCCTGGTTGGCGTTCCTCGCAGACAGCGACCAGGTGATGGTCAGGTTCTGCGGGATGGTGCAGATGTGCCTGCCGACCAGCAGCATCTCGTTGCCCGAGGCTGTGCCGGTGTTGATCAGCAGGGCGGAGCCGGTCTCCTGGATGGTGACGGAGCCCACGTTGCGGACCACGTTCCAGTTCTCGGCGATGGCAGCCAGGGTGGCCGCTCCGGCCGCGAGGTTGGGGCCCGAGAAGCCGTCGCTCCACTTGGTCATGGTCGTGCCGATCTGCGTGACCCGGCTCAGGTCGGGCAGCTGGACGGTGGAGTCGAGAGCCAGCCCGCCCAGGATGTTAACTAGGCTCATGTCAGTTGCCGTCCTCTATCCAGATGGTTACCTTGCCCGCCTGCCCGTCCACGTTGGTCTGGATCCACAGGTAGGGCTGCGTCTGCCCGGTGGGCTGCGCGTCGCTGATGAACACGTTGTTCAGCAGCTTGAAGTTGGCGTCGAGCTCGCCGAAGGTCAGCGGACCTCCCTTCGTGGCCCGTAGCGTGGGGTACTGTGCTAGTGCCATGCGTCAGGTGCTCGCGTAGTTGTTGGGGAGCCAGTAGTTGAAGCCCACGTACAGCGCGTTGTTGGGGGCCGGCCTGTCCCAGAAGCCGTTCTCCGTGTGGTAGCCGCCCTCCTCCACGTCGGGTGCGACGGTCACCGCCAGCGGCGTGGGGAAGCCGTAGGTCTCCAGCGGCTCGGGCGATCCCTTGGTCTTGATCGCCACGGCTCAGGTCACGCCGTCGGTGGGCGAGAACTGCAGCTCCACCATGCCTCGCACCGGCTTCCAGGTCTGCTGGTACGCGCCGAGGGTCTCGGAGCAGCGCAGCTCGAAGAAGCCGTACACGTGGTTGGCGGTGGAGGGCTTCTGCGCCCAGTCGCTCCCCAGCGCCGAGGGGAAGCGTACGTAGATGCGCTGCAGCGTCGTGGGTCGCCACAGGTTGGGCAGCGAGGTGGGCGGCGTCGTGGACTGGTACTGCGCGCCCTGGTAGAGCTCGTAGTAGCCTCCCTGGTACGCCACCAGGTCTCCCCTGCTGTAGTTGGTGGTGCCCGACCAGTTGCCCATGTTCGGGGGAACTCGGGTGGTCAGCACGGTGGTCTTGCCCCCAGCCAGCACGTTGCCGGGAGGGGAGTCCTGGTTGGCCACGTTCTGAGCCTCCACGACCACGGCCCTCAGCGTCAGCTGCGCGGCGTCGTTGTAGAAGTTCAGGTCGACCGGGTACTCGATCTGCTCGCCCTTGACGAAGGAGAACAGGACCGAGCCGGCGTCCGTGATCGGGTCCAGGCTGGGGTCCGTTATCTTAGCTCGCGCCATAGGCCCTCACCACGTTGTTGATGTCCAGGCCGGTGTGCGACCCGTCCACCCTCTGCTCGGCCTCGTGTTGGCGTCGCTTGATGGCGTTCGTGTGCTCCAGCGTGAAGTCGTAGATCAGGAGCACCATCTGCGCCCCCAGGTCCACGAGGTTGCCGTTCATGAGCCTGACCGGGTGCGACCAGGTCTTGCTGTCACCGGCTCTGATGGCGCCCACCGCTCCCCGGTACAGGTCGAGCTGACCCTCCCTGTCCAGGCATATGTCCCCGTAGGGGGAGTCGTAGGAGCCGTAGGTCTGCGTCAGGAAGTGCGCCCTGAGGCGGGCCTTAGCGTCAGCTCGGAGCATGGGCAGGTCGTCCAGCTCCGGGAATAGGCTGTACTGCATCTCACCTCCTGTCACTTTACTTGTCCTGCTTCTTGTCCAGCTTCCCGTCGATGCGCTCGAGGGTGGTGGCCACGCCGGCGAACAGCTCCTTGAGCTCCGCCTTGGTGACGTACTGCTTCGCGAGCAGGACCTCCAGCGAGGAGAGGCGTGCCAGCTGGGCCAGCACCTCGTCCTGTGCCTTGTCGATCGTCGTCTTGGGCACGTATGTCTGGGCGACGTGGAGCTCGAGCTTGTCGACCTTCTCCTTCGTCGCCCTCAGGTCGGCCCACACCGTCTTGACCCACCAGCTGAGCATGGTGATCACGATGGTGAGGACCAGACCGAGTACTTTCTCTAGGTCCATCAGAAGTTGAATCCCCTGGCCGTAGCCTTCTTGGCGCTCCTTATCGGCGCAAGGTAATCTGCTGCATACCGGACACCGTCGGAGTGATGCTCCACGCCCTCGCTCTTGTCGATGGTCGCCGTGTTCGGGTTGTTGTCCACCCACTTGGTGCGCTCCATCGAGGTGATGGTGTTCTTGCAGCGCGGGTGGAAGTACATGGAGACCTTCCCGTCGGCCGTCTTGAGCGCCGCGTTGACCGCGTTGACGCTGTCGACCATGGGAGGGGCCTTGCTGTGCGCCAGGCAGCGTATGCCGTGGCTCTCCAGGATGGCGAAGTCGGTGACGCCCACCGTGGCCGAGGTCTTGCGCGCCCTGCCGCTCGGGTCGGGGTACGCGAAGATCCTGTGACCCCTGTACCGCGTCTTGAGCGCGATGGCCAGGGTCTCGGTGTCGGGGTGGCCGTGCATCTCGTCCAGGAAGTGGAACACCTTGCCCCTGCGGGCGAAGATGCTGGACGCCTGGATGCCGACGTTGAAGTCGATCGCCACGTGCACGTCCTCTCCGTCCACCTTCGTGGGGGAGGAGGGCTTGGCGAAGTCGGGCAGGTCGTGGACCACGTGCTCCTTGCGGTCGAAGCAGTAGAACACGTTGTTGCCCGAGTCCTTGAACTGAGCCAGGTACTCGGCGGCGAACGACCTGTCGTCCACCGTCGCCCTCAGCGCCTCTATCTCCTTGGGGTCCAGGTAGGGCGAGCCCAGGTAGTCGTAGTGGTACGACTTCCAGTTCTCGGGGTCCAGGTCCTGCATGTTGTACAGGTCGTAGAAGAAGTCGTAGCCGTTCGGTGTCGAGGCTATCAGCGCCCTGCCCGGCGACCTCGCGCCGTAGCGCCTGGCGTTCTCGGGGCTCCAGCGGGTCGAGATGCAGGGCCGGATGACGCTGTCCCAGGCCTTCTTCGGCTCGATGCCCCTCGTGCAGGTCGTCACCTCGTCCCAGGCCACGAAGTAGTAGCCCTTGCCGCGCATTCGCTCGACCGCCTCGTAGGACAGCAGCCTGAGCTCCACGTTGTTGGGCATGACGAACCTCGCCTGGTCCTGGGAGGACTTGATGGCGTACTGCTCGAAGCCCATGTCGTAGGCCAGCACGGGGTAGTAGATGTCCGTCACCTGGTCGTAGGTCGGGGCCACGATGGCGACGCGCTTGTTGGGCACCCAGGCGGGCAGCTCCATCAGCTCGAAGGTCGCGGTGGCGGCGGCGGTCGCCAGGAAGTAGCTCTTGCCCCAGCCGCGCGCGCAGCACACCGTGATGAAGCGGTGCTTGAGGTCGATGAACATGTCCTCGTAGGCCTCGGTCTGGCCCTCGTGCAGGTGTATCGCCACCTCAGTCGCTCGCGAACAGCAGGTACAGCAGGAACACCAGCAGGGCCAGCGGGTAGTGGGTGAACAGCATGCAGAACAGCACGACCATGAGCACCGTGTCCATTACTCTATATCCTCTTGTATGTGGTTGTCCAGCGGGACGTAGAGCACGTCGTCGTCCCTGAGCTGGAAGGGGTAGCAGTCGCGAGGGGCGTCGGCCACGGGCACCCAGCAGGTACCCTCCAGCGCGTAGGTCATCCCTCCACCACCTGATCGTCCTCCTCGCGGTCACCCGTGTGGTAGACGGCTCCCTTCTTCGTGGTGTGAACGACGAACGCGGGCATCCTCTTGTCCTCCACCACCGTGGTCTCGGGAACGCGACCGTACCCGTACCTCAGCAGCTTGTCGCTGATGTTCATCTTCTTGTCCAGCAGCTTGTCCAGGTTGTCCGGGTACCACGCCATCTCCAGACCCTTGGTCGTGAAGCGGATGATCTCCCTGTCCCTGTACTTGTACTCTAGTTGGATCAGCGCCTCGACCTCACGGTACAGCACCACCAGCTCCTGTATGGGGTCGAAGCTGAGCTGAGCCAGTCGTTCCTTGGAGCGGGCAGACCCAGCGTGCATACGCTTCTGGGCTGTCAGCTGGTTGTCGTGAAGGCGAGGTTGCTCGATCACGCGCTTTGCGTCTGTCACGGCTACACCTCTGAGACTGCGGGCACAAAACTCCTTGAGAGCGCATCCCCGCTGTGTTAGTATCGTTAATCTAACGGCCTCGGTGCAAGCCGCGTGTGGCTGACCCCAGCGTGCGGTCCCGTCGCTCTCCTCCCTATGTACGATCCGTGGACCCTCTCGGGTACGATCCCTCAGCGAGAGGGTGCTGACCCAGGGTACCCTCCCCTAGCCTCCTCTATCAGTATATAGATATATTATATATTTGTTATACCCTATACCTACCCTACCCAGAGGGGGATAGAGGGGCCTTACGGCCGGGAGGCGGCTCAGGGTTAATTTAACGGGTTGGGCCCTAAGGCGCGAGGTTGACAGTGCGTTGCTCTGAGGTATATAGCCAAAAAATAAATAAGGTAGGAGCCCCTCCGGGCACACCATTCCAGCCCGCGAGGGACCAGAACGATGTGCCCGGAGGGGCTGAGGTCAGATCATAGAGTGGTAGGTGCCCACCAAGCAGCCTAGGAAGCCCTTGACGAAGTCCTCGTTGACGCTGAAGCCGTTGGTGTCGGCCGACTTGGCGTAGAAGCTGCAGTCGGTGCCGTGCCAGACGCACTCCACGGATACTTGGCCGTTGGGGCTGCTGATCTTGTAGCGACCAGGCGCCTTGCGACCGTTCTCCAGCCAGTTGTTCATGGCGTGGAGCTTGATGTCGTTAAGCCTCACCGCAGCTCCACCTTAACGCAGCCGTAGCGCTTGTAGTTGCGCGCGGCCGTGTAGATGGTCTTGAACAGGCTGTTGCCGTCGTACAGCTTCTCGTAGTGGTAGATGCCCTCGGGCCAGAGCGTCGTCTTCTCGTCTGTCCAGCCCCACACCTGGTGCTTCCAGCCCATCAGTGACCTCCCGCGGTCAGCAGCTCGAGCCGCTCGTCGAGAGCCCACTCGTACAGTCGCATGGCGTCCGCCTGGCGCTCCATCAGCATCTGCATCTCGCCGCTCACGAGGGTCTCGGCCTTGGTGGCCAGGAACTCCTCCAGGCGCTTGATGTTTTCTCGCAGCGCTGTTTGTTCGTCGTGGACCCGCTCGTAGAACGTGGTCTCGGCCTTCTCCGAGAACAGCTTGTCGAACAGGGCTCGGGCGAACACGGCGAGCGACTCGTCGGGCAGCTTGACGATCATGTCGCCGTCCTTGACGCGGGCGCCCTTGAGGAAGGTGTGGCCCTCGTCGTTCAACGTGAGCTCCTTCGCTACGACGGCCTGGATGACCCAGCGAGGGAGGGCGATGGTGTCCTCGCCGAAGTTGTCTCGGTGCTCGAAGGCTTCGACCTCGGTCTGGTTCAGCAGGTACTTCATTGTTTTCTCCTCAGTTCACGAACGGGTGCCGCAGGCGACCCTCCTTGTCGAAGCAGAGCTTGCTCGGGCTGCCCTTACCGTTGTACACGATCTCGCCGCCCAGTTTCAGACAGTTGGTGTTCCACTGCACTCGGCGGCGCTCCTCCTCCTTGATCTGCTTCTCCCAATCGGCACAGCCGACCGTGACGAAGCTACATGCAAGGACGAGGGCGAACGTCAGCAGCTGGCGCATCCAGCATCTCCTTCTTGTTGGTTGCCATGCGAACGAACTCGAGCAGGTGGTCCCTGTCGCAGTACTCGTTGCCCGTGTACCTGCACTTGTACAGCTTGTAGACCCCGAGACCGATCTCCCAGGCGATGACCTGGGCCATCGTGATCTCCGAGGCTGTCAGCTTGAGGTTGTCGAACTCCTGCTTGCTGCGGAATACGTAGATCAATGGATCACCTCGTCTGCCAGGTAGCACATGCCGACGATCGTGACGGCTAGGAGCGCCATGACCAGCCCGACGAAGATCATGATCTCCATGAAGTGAGCCGTAGCGTAGATTATCTCGAGTAGTTTCGACATTCTTCTCTCTTGAGTTTGATGTGGACGTAGGTGGCCACGGCCGACGAGACCGTGACCGCTGCTACAAGACCCACGCCCAGGGTGAGCGCGAGGTCGGCTATCAACCGGTCAGCTTGCCGATCGTCGCGGAGATGGTGCCGATCAGCACCGCCCCGACGACCGTGAGCGAGAGCACGGTCCCGAAGAACAGCGTGAGGCTCACGACCAGATGAGCCCCAGGGCCGACGCGGCCACGGAGCCGGCCAGCAGGTAGATGCTCAGGCCGGCGACGTTCTGGCCCAGCGAGATGGTGTCTCGGTTGTAGGACTGCGAGACCACCATGCCGCCGAAGATGCCCAGGCAGGACAGCACGGCGAACGTGAGGCTGATGCAGACGAAGGTGGTCATGTTGTTACTCCTTATGACTTTGCGATTGCGTAGAGGCCCATCGAGACGACGGACACGGTCAGGAGACCCATGCCGAGCATGCCCATGGCCTTGCCGGTGGTGCCCATGAAGTCTTGGGTCGCGTCGACGATGAAGCCCGCCACGAAGGTGCCGACCGACAGCAGGGCCACGACCAGCATGATTTTGATAAACAGAGGAATGTCAGCGGTCCTTGAGCGCGAGGAACGCCTGAGCGTTCTCGATGAGGTGGTTGAAGGTGTCGGCGGAGAGGTCGAGCTGCCTGTTCTCGGGCATGCGCGAGTGCAGGGTACCCGGCCTCGGCGACTTGTCGATGATGCGGTAGGTCACCTCACCGGCGATGTTCGTGTCACAGACGACCTTGAGCTTGTCGGTCTCGGCGACGGTGGAGCGGCTTGATCGGATGTCCATTACCAGCGCTTCCCCTTGAAGGTCTCGAACTTGCGGTTGTAGAGCTCGTGCACGGCGTCAGTGGTGCAGAGGTCGGCGCTCTCGCTCAGCTTCTTGGCCTCCTCGATACGCGCCTTGAACTGCGCGATGTCGTGCTCGCTCTCGGCGATCGAGTCCTCGCACTGGCGAACCAGACTCACGAGGTTCATCATGTTGGAGTTGTGCAGGGACTCGGTCTTCTCCTGCATGAGCTCGTCGAAGGTCTTCATTGCCATGTTCAGTTACCTGCCTGCAGCTTGCGGTACGAGTGGAAGACGCCGTTCGCGTCGGGCGCGACGACGAAGTTGCCCCGGTGGGCCTTGAGGAAGCCGTTGAGCTTGGCGACGATGGCGGTCAGCTCGCCGTTCGCCGTGACCTTGTCGATGATCGGGTTGGTCTCGGTCTCCGACGGGATCGCCGGCTTCTCGGCCACGTAGGCCTTGACGTTGATCTCCAGCTGGCGTCCGGGGAGCGGCATGCCCTCGACGCGCTCCATGCGGACGAGCAGCAGCTGCAGCCGGATCGACTTGGGCAGCGTGACGATGTGGCGGTCGATCGTGTCCTTGTACTGGATCGCGATCTTGCCGCCCGGCGACGGGATCAGCACGATGCTCTCGCCCTGCAGCGTGACGTCGACGTAGTCGGGGCGACCCAGCTGCTCGACGTCGTTGTCGGTGAGGGTCAGGTAGGAGGACTTGTCGGTGACGGTGATGTAGCTCATGTGTTCTCTCTCTCGATGTAGTTCAGGCGAGCGCGACGGAGACGGGCACTCCGTCCTCGAGCTGCACCTTGACGCAGACGGCGCTGCCGGCGACGAAGCCCTCGAGCTCGCTCTTCTCGACCTTGTTCTCGGCGCGCAGGCCGGTGAGCCTGAAGTTGGCAAACCTGTTCGGCGTCGTGATGTAGCCGTTGGCAGGGTCGATGAGCACCAGGTCGTTGCTGACCGACGGGTCGCGCTCGCTGCGCAGCACCTCCGCCACGACGCGGCCGTTCTCGATGGTGCCGATGACCTTAACGTTGTACTTACCGATTACGATCGGCTTGCGAATGTTGATCAAGGGGTTGGTCTTCCTGTGCGTAGAGTTTGCCGCGCGAGAGCACCACCCAGCCGCCCTGGGGCACGATGGCGCTCTCTACAGCGGATAGCCGGATGGCTGCCTGACCTGGTCGCGTGACGGACTCGTGCACCCTCGCGTCCTCGGCGAGCCACGCGGGCCACACGGACTTGTCCATGTTGTTTACTTGGTAAGCTTGCATACCAGGTCTCCTGTGAGGGCCATCGCACGGCCCTCGGGTTGTCGTCAGTCGAGCGCGGCGAGCTGCAGCTTGAGCTCCTCGACCGAGGCGCCGGAGAGCTTCTCGTCCTCCTTGTTCTCGATCAAGCGCATGATCTTGTCGCGCTTCTCCTTGTTCTCGCGGCGCTCGGTGGCCTTCTTGGCCTCCTCCTGCTTGACCTCGATGATGCGCTTGACGACCTCGAGCCGGGTCTTGAGGTCCGGGTCGGCGGTCGCCGTCTGCACGAGCGACTCGGTCTCGGTCGCCTTGATGTCGGCCAGCAGCACGGTGCCGATGGCGTTGAGGCTCGTGTCGCCGAGGATCGGCAGCGACCACAGCTGCTCGACGGTGAGCTGGCCCTTGTTGGAGTCGAAGCGGAGCTTCTTGCGGGTGACGGTCTCGAATGCGTTCATGGTAGTCTGTATCCCTTCTTGGTTGTTACATCTTCACCCGGTACGGGCGACCGTCGGCGACCACCTCGAAGGTGGCCGAGTTCGTGGAGGAGAAGCCGACGCCCGCCAGCTGGTCCTCCGTGGGCTCGCACTTGGTCTTGGAGCCCAGCACCTCCAGCACCTTGCGGTGCTCCTGCAGCTCCGGCCGCAGCGCCTCGTTGAAGAAGCCGCGGACGGGGTCGGGCGACCTGCAGTCCTTGAGCATCAGGAACAGGTGCTTGTTGCCCTGCTGCCGCGACTGCTCCCAGTAGTTGGGCGAGAGCAGCACGGTCTCGACGGGCACGCGCTCGCCGAGCTTGACGCCCCACTTCTCGCCGCCTCGCATGGAGCCCTCGCGGACGAGCTTGGACTTCTCGACGTTGACGACCTCGCCGTCGCGCACGGTGACCAGCAGGTAGGTGTTCTTGCCGCGCACCTCCTGGTCGAAGTGGAACTGGCGCACGACGCCCTTGTTCTCCAGCTCCAGCGTGAAGCCGAAGTCCTTGCCCTCGCGCTGCTTGTACTGGTTCACCTGCACCTGGTACGTGCCGTCCCGCAGGTTGAAGCGGGTGTAGGACACGTTCTCGACGGCGTCCCGCACCGGTTGCGACACGTTCATGTCGACGTCGAGCTTGCCGGCCTTGTTGCCGTGGTAGACGACGTGGCCGGTGGGCTCCGTGACCCAGATGTCGAGGTCGTCCAGGTTGAACCAAGCCAGCGAGATGCGGAGGGCGGCGTTCGTGACGTTACCGCCCTTAGCCTCCACCCGGTTCCTGATGCTGGCGTCCGCGACGTCGCCGTCGTAGGACCATGCGAAGTCGTTGCCCCACGAGAAGAGCCCGCCCGAGGCCTCGTCCTGCGCCGCCGTCAGGGCGACGAAGTTGGTCGAGTTCTCGGGACGGACCACGGCCTCTAGCTTGCGGGTGCCCGGCAGCACCTCGCTCAGGAACGTCTGCACCGGGATGTCGGTGAACGCCTGGGGCAGCTTGTCGCCCTTGCCGACCGAGGTCCCCAGGATGTCCGACAGGCTCTCGGCGCCCTTCATGCGGTCGCGGACGTCGTTGTCCACGAACAGCACGTCGTTCACGTTGAGGTCGTCGGGCCGCGCCATGCGGCGACGGATCGCCCCGCCCAGGCCGAGCTCCTCCAGCTTCTTGGAGGCGTTCTCGACCATCTGCGCCGAGATCGGGGCGCTGGTACGGCGGTAGTTGTCGGGAGCCACCTTGCTCTCGAACGAGGCCACGGCCCTCTCCAGCAGAACGTCGTTCGACAGGTCGACGACGAGGGTGCCGATCGCCGTGTTGCGGAAGCGGGTCGCGGGCTGGTGCAGGTTGCCCCAGATGAAGTCCTCGCTGCGGCCCGACTCGGACCAGAGGTTCTTCAGCTTGAGGAAGTCTGCAACCGCCTTGCGATGCTCCTCACCGCGGTAGAGCTGCTTGCCGTCGATGAGCTCGAGCACGGTCTCCAGCGAGCCCGTGAGCAGCTCCTTGAGGCCGCGCTGCAGGACCTGGTAGGTCGAGTTGAGCTCGCCCGCCTTCTTGTCCGGCGTGAGCGAGAAGTGACGGTCCTCGACGCGGCCGTGGAAGTGGTGGAACTTCCGGTCGCTCTTGTCGTCGAAGTTGCTCTCGGTGCCGAACGAGCGCTCCTTGCTACGGAACACGCCGACGATCGGCGCGGCCATCAGCAGGTCGTGCAGCTTCTTGGCCACGACCTCGTACGCGTAGTAGCTGACCATGGCGTCGCCGAGGTCCCAGCAGGTCGTGCGGTTGCCCGCGCTGTCGACGGCCACCAGCGAGCCGAGGCGTCGCAGGTACTGCTTGCAGCAGTTGCAGTCGTGCTCGGTGCGCTCACGGAACAGCGGGTTGGTGCCGTCCGGGAACGCGGCGAGGTAGTGGTCGAACACGTCGACGTCGAGGCGCACGACGAACAGCTCGCTCGTCTTGGCCATGTCGTTGTACTTGGTGTGGACGCGGTCTGCGAATGACTTGAAGTCGGACATTGACTTTCTCCTCAGAGGTGGTGTTGTGGTGTGGTCAGGGTGATCACGAGCTGGTGCCTGTGCGTCTTCCTGAAGCTCAGCTTCGTGAAGCGCCAGTGCCAGCCCTCCCGCTGCGTGTCCTTGCCCGTACCTACGTGGTACAGGCCGACGACGCCGGGTATCTTCCAGGAGCGGCGGGTCGCCCAGCCGTTGGTCCCGCCGTTGCGGGTGTAGACGATAGCGCCGAACAGCCGCCTGTGGCCCGCGTCGACGCGCTTGTTCTCCACGCGCTTGTAGAGGCCGAAGAACCTCTCTGTCTCGTCGAAGTCGTAGATGTTACTTCTCCTTCTTCCGGAACACGCCGAGCACGGTTATCCGCGTCAGCCTGCGTACGTCGAGTACAGCCAAGTAGGCCTCCTCGCGGGTCATCCAGTGCGCTGAGCACCAGTACCCCACGTGCTCGCTGTAGTAGGCGAGCTTGCAGTCCTCTTTCACCAGCCCTCCATCGGGAACTCGAGGTACACCTGCGCCTGCTGGCGTATCTCGTTGGTGATGCGGTCGACGCGGTCGGTGTTGCGCGAGACGCGGCCGAACCAGCGCCAGCCGGAGCCCACCGCTTTGGTACCCTGGTGAAAGGCCTGCCAGTCGAAGAACACCAGCGACCTGTCGGGCACGGGTGACCTCTCCATCTTGCCCGCCTCGATGGCGGCGACCACCTCCGCGTGCCACTTGCGGTAGATGAGCTCGCCCTCCGACGGTATCTCCAGCTCGATCTCGCCCAGGGCGAAGTCGGTAGGCGCGACGTCGGCGTTGACGAGGCCGAGGATGTGCTCGCTCTTGTAGCGCGGGTTACGGTAATCGGGCTGGCCCGCCGTGGCGAAGTGCTGGCCCACCGGGATAGGAGGCCGTGGCACGTCGTCGTGGTGGTACCCTGGGATGGCCGGGTACCAGCCGGGCATGAGCATGTGCACTCGGCTGTCGAACACGCAGTTCTGGTGTGTCCAGCTGCGCGGCAGGGCGTCGACGAAGCTGCGCGTGATCGGACCTCCGTGCTGGTAGGCGAAGCTGATGTCGCAGTTGAAGAACATGGGCTCGTCCTTCACGCGCTCGTTGCCGACCTCCTGCGCGAAAGGGCGGAGGACCATGGCGTCGGAGCTGATCTTGATGGTGTCTACCATTCTGTACCTCTTGGTGCTAGGGGTTGAGTCTGTAGCCGACGACGTTGCCGGCCTCGAAGCGTTCCAGGCAGCGCTCAGCCGCCTCCTTCGTAACGTAGTACTCGGAGTCGCGGGAGCCCGGCTCGTCGCCGAACTCACCATGGTAGACGGTACCCACGTACCATCCTGCAGGTGACTTCATGACCTGCAGCTCGCTGTAGTTAGGCTCGCCCTCGGGGTGTACCTTGGACGCCTGCAGCGACCTCACAGGCCGGCCTCCTTCTTGAATGCCCTGACCGCTTCTACAGCGGTCTCTACGCCGCAGTGGGTGCGGGTAAGGGCTACAGCGAATATTTTAGCGATCTGCTCAAGCTGAACGTTATCGTAAACGGGCTTCTCGGGCGCGTCGCAGTCCTCTACCTCGGGGGCGAGTCGAGCGTAGAGCATCTCGAGCTCCTCGGCCATCACGCGGCACTTGTCGTAGTGGCTCTCGATGTAGGGCAGCCGCTCGCCGGGCTGGCGGTTCTTTGGCATGTCGCCGTAGCGCTTGAGGGCGGAGATGAACTCCTCGATGCGCGGGCGGTCGAGCGTCGCGATGAGCTCGATGCGGGCCGTGTCGCCGTTGAGGTTCCTGCGCTCCGCTGCGTAGTAGTTGGCTGCTCCCGGTGACTCGAACTTCACCATGTTGGTGAAGCCGCCGTAGGTGTCGTCCAGTACCAGGTAGATGCCGTCGTTGTAGGCGCTGATGTGGCCGTTCTTGTCGGCCTGGGTGTTCACGACGCGGACGGTGTTGAATCGCTTGAAGTCTTGCACGGGGTCTCTCCTCGGGTGGGTTAGGGCCTACCAAGCCAGCAGGCCCTGGGGGTGTCAGACGCGCGGTCGGGGGTGGCGAGTCATGGGTGCGCCCGTGCGGCGCTCCTGCGTACCTATCGCTGGCACAGGAGCTGGTACGGGTGTGCGGTCGATGAGGCGAGAGTGGTCGAGCCAGCCGGCGTCGGCCTGCTTGAACGCCTTAGCGTCGTGTCTCGGCGTGACGATCACCATCAGGCAGCCGTTGAGCGTTATGGAGCGGGCCGTGACCGTGCCCACGATGCCCGTGATCTTGTCCTCGACCAGCTGCCCCAGGTCAACCTTGAAGGGCAGCTCGGCTTGCGGCAGGAGGTCGCACAGCTCCTCGTCTACGACCTCCATGGCGTAGTGATCAAAGCCGATCCGCTCCGGCACGGTCCCGCCGTCCGTGACCTTGGGTTGCACGATGAGGTGTACGGAGCCGTTGTGCAGCTCGGTGAAGGACTCGAGGATACCCTCCAGCCCGGTGATCTTGTCGCGAACCTTCTGGCCGCGCTTGAACCCGCTCGGGATTGTGAAGTCTACCATGTCGCTATTCCTCTTGGATGTTGATGAACTCACGGGCGAACGCCTGCAGCGCCGCCATGTACTCCTTGTCGTTCCATATCCTGCAGATGCCGCTGGTGTGCGGGAGCAGCAGGACGTTGTCTACTACGTCTCCTATCTTCATGTTGCGAAACTTCACGGGCATGGCTCGGTTGGCCGAGATACCCATGACCAGGAATGGGTGCATGCCCGACCGGTTGTAGTACCGGCTGACGCGCTCCCTGACGTGGGTGCGGGTCGTGGGCGTCTTCCCCTCCTCGACGGCGTTCATGCGGGTCGTCCCCGCCCTGTACTCGTCGGACGACATGCCCAGCAAGGCCGCGAGGCGCTTGCCGGACATGCTGTCGTCGGGGTCCAGGGGAGAGGACGGGTCGGTGTTGGGACCGGGCCGCTCCCCCAGCACGTAGATCACCCCACGCAGACGTCGTTGACGCGCGGGGCGTAGCGGTGTTGGATCCACTCGTACTCGAAGCCCTGCGCCATCGCGAAGCCCACGGCGAGGCACCTGAACACCTCCCTGTCCCAGGTGGACGTGGGGCTCAGGCCGAGGTGGGCCGCGTCGTGCAGCACCTGCAGTCGGCTGAGGAACTCCTCCGACACGCCCTGCTTGGCGAGGCGCTCCGCCACGTCGGGGTTGTTCGCGAAGTAGGTGCCCACGCTGCCGTACAGCGTGCTGTCGTTGGCCAGCTCCGCCTCGGTGAGTAGCCAACCCACGGCGCAGTGCACGTTGGGCTCCTTGTCCAGCTTGTAGGCGCAGAGCATGTCCACGTGGTTGTAGCAGCGCTTGCCCTGCTGGATGATGCCGTAGACGGAGACCTTGAAGGCGTCCTCCTCGGACGCTACTTCCAGTTGTACGTTCTCTCGCACTTGCGAAGCTCCTTGATTGGTGCTAGGTGTTCGTTGTCGATGAAGGGCCAGGAGCCCTCTGTGGTGAGCCAGGTGGTGGAGAAACCCATGGCTTGGGCGAAGCCGACGGCCTTCATTCGGAAGAAGTCGAAGTCGAACTCTAAGCCCTTGCTGTAGTCGGTACGGTCGTGAAGCTGCTGCATACGGCTGAGGAACCGCATCCCGTCCTCACGAGACATGCCGGTTTGCTCCAGCAGCCTCTCACCCACCGCCGGGAACCTGGTGAACAGCTGTTCGACATCCATAGACTCTAGGCCTACGGTGGCCTTCGCCTCCTCTTCGGTCAGCAGCCAGCCGACCGCGCAGCGCTTGCCCTCCGGGTCCAGGTAGACGCAGGACGGGCCGTAGAAGGCCCTGCCGTTCTGCTTGAGGATGTTGTAGACCGCCTTGCGGAACAGGTTCTCGGCGCTCATGCCTCGAATACCTTGTTCAGGGGCGGGTGGTCCTCGCCGTCGAAGTAAACGGAGATACCGGTCTCCAGCAGCCAGCCGGCTCCGAAGCCCATGGCCTGGGAGAAACCGTAGGCGCGCTGGCGGAAGGCGTCGCGGTCGAACGCCGTCATGTCGTCGTGAAGCGCCTGCAAACGTGACAAGAACTCCCTGTCGCTGCCCTTGTACTCCTCGTTCATGTCGACCTGCAGCCGATCGGCGACGGCGGGGAGGTGTTGCAGCAGCTTGACCGCTGTCATCGACGGCATGGTCTGGGTGACCAGCGCCTCCTCCTCCGTCAGCAGCCAGCCGACCGCGCACCGGCGCTCGCCGTCCTTGTACACGCAGGAGCCCGTCTTGCCGACCGCGCGGGCGTTCTGCTTGAGGATGTTGTAGACGGCCTTGTTGAATACGAACTGTCTGTTCATGGTGTTGTTCCTACTTGAGGGCGTTTGAGACGACGGCGTTGACGTACTGGCTCTCGCTGCTGCTGGCGACGAAGCGGGCGTTGGCCCAGCTCCGTAGGTCCTGCAGAGCCTGCTGCTGTCGCGCGTTGGTGGCGATGAGCTCGACGACGTCGACCTCGACCTCCTCGCTGGCGATCTTGACGATCACTGGGCGTTCTCGAGGATGTAGTCGCCGATCTCCTCGAAGCTCTTCTGCTCGTCGTCGTTCATGCGGACGAAAATCATCATCGAGAAGCCCATGTCCGTGAGCAGCTGGTCCACAGCGTTTGGGTCGGAAGCTTGCTCGCGGTGCGTGCGGTGCTGCACGACCACCGGCGCGCCGAGGTGTGACACAGCCAGCACGTCCAGGCAGCAGTGCGCGGTCGCCTTACCGTCCTCGGTGCGGTGACTGTTGTTCCAGTTGCCGCGATTCTGCTCGAACTTACCGCTCTTGAGGTCGGCAGCCCACCTCTCCGCGATCTTGCGGCTCTCGGTCTTCGGCACGCAGCTGTCGATACGGAACCAAGCTGCGATCTTCTTGAGGATGTTCTTCATGGGGTCTCGCTTGATGAAGGGTTGCCCTCCCACGGGATTGCGAGAGGGCGTGTGGTCGTCAGGCCGGGGCCATCGTCTGTTGGGTGTCGCGGAACTTCTCGACAGCGTCGCTGGCGAAGCCCATCGGGTCGGGCATGTCCAGCTCGCCGGCGGTCAGCAGGGCGTTGTTGAACACCTGGCTCTCGATCTCCTTGATCTTGTTGTTGTTGAAGCGCCGGAACTCGTTGATGCCCCGGTCGAACGTCGCGCGGTCGTTGAAGTCGAACATGTCAGCGGCGACCCGACGAGAATGACGACGAGCGGAAGCTGCTCGACGACGAGTACGAGGGGCGGCTGTACGACGAGGACGAGCGGTACGAGCTGGTGTAGCTCGGGCGGCTGTAGGTGGTCCGGGTCGTCGTGGTCGTGCGCGAGTAGGAGTTCGGCGTCACGACGCGCGAGGTGCTGCCGTCGCTGTTGAACCGCACCGTCGACGCCTTGTTGACGTAGGGGCTGCGGTAGGTGCTCGGGTTGGCGATGCGGGTCACCGAGCGGTACGAGGCCGGCGAGCGGTGGATGATCGTGGTCTTCTGCGACACGATCGTGCGGTAGTTCTGGCGGTAGTAGTCGTGGCGCACCGGCGGGCGGTAGCCGCTGTAGTTCGGCGTCGGCTGCAGGTAGGTCTGTCCCGAGCCCATGCGGCCGATCATGTAGCCGGCCATGCCGTAGAGCAGGTACTGGCTGACGTCGCCGCCCGCGTTGCTGTACTGGCGGCACTCCGCCGGGTTGGTCGCCGCTGCGCACTGGTCACCGCCGCCCATCTGCGGGCCGCAGGCGGTCAGGGTCAGGACGGAGGCGACGGCTGCGATGATGATCTTCTTCATGTGATGGTCTTCCTTGTAGCTTGAGGTTCAGAGGGCGATGATGCGCGGGTTGCAGACCCAGGGCTCAGCGCCGGGTCGATCGCACAGGTTCTGCAGTTGCAGCAGGATGCTCTCGGCGGTCTCGAGGTCGTACGCCTCGACGCCGTCGATGTCGAAGTTCTTCTCGCGGGTGACGTCGTTCATCAGCGAGTAGTTGCACTCCATCGAGAAGCTGTAGGAGCAGGCCGCAGCGTATACCGTCTTCCCGTTTTCGGACTGGTCCGTGAAATTGGAGGCGACATCGGCGGCGACCAGGTACTTGTTGCTCTCGGAGTAGGGGATGTAGTCGGCCGCCGTGATGACGATCTCCTCGTGCTCCGAGACGACCTCGACGGGGTGGCGGCGAACGTACAGCCAGACGCCGACGAAGCCGAGAAACAGGAGCGCGGTGGCGAAGAGCATGATCAGAGTCTTTGCGTGCATGGTGTCAGTAGTCCTTGCGTGCGAGTTGGGTGTGGGTGTAGGAGCGGACGGCCCGCAGCACGAGTATCTCCTTGCCCGGCATGAGCTTGGCGATACGCTGTGCCTCGGCGTCGGCCTTGTCGAGGTTCGGCTGGCGAACCTTCGGCTTCTCGCCGTCGGGGTTGAACACGAAGTACGTGCCCTGGCCTCCGCGCGTCAGCACCTTGCGGGTAAACTCGTTGTTGACGTCGTAGAGCGTGGCGGAGAGGGTCCCGCCTCCGCCGTGTAGCGGCCAGCGCAGCTCGTGGTTGGGCGCGATCATCGGGTTCTTACGCAGGTCGTTGACCAGCTCGCCCAACAGGTCGTCGCCCACGAACAGCTTGTGGGTGATACTGAGGTTATGGTCCATCAGAGCACCCAGTAGGCGACCGACTGCAGCACGAAGCCGGCCAGCAGGGTGTAGCGCACGATGTTGTGGTGCCGCAAGCTAACGTAGCGGCGGTGCCAGCCCTCGTGGTCGGTGACGCTGTCGAACTCGATCTCCGCCGAGTGCCGGTCGGCGTGGGCGACATGGACGGTCACGCCGTCGTGCAGCACGTGGTCGGAGCGGCGCTCGTAGGCGTCCCGGAAGTAGTCGCGCTCCTTGATGATCACCTCGGTCGCGGCTGCGGCGACCTTGATGCCCTGCGCCGCCTCGTCCAGGCGGAGCGTGGTCTGCGCGATGGCAGCGCCCATACGGTCGCGGTGCAGCTGGTAGGCCAGCGAGTTGATGCTGATGGACCGACCCATCTGGTCGATGAGCATGTAGGACGGCACGCCGGTCTGCACCAGCTTGTCGTTGCTGTAGACGTTGTAGTGGCCCTTGTCGGCCTCCTCGATGCGCACGGTGATGTCGCCTGCGATCAGGTAGCGGGTGGTCTCACGGGTCATGTTCAGAACTTTTCCTCTACGTAGTCCGCGATCTGGGCGAACGTGAGCTCGTCCCGATCGTTCAGGTGTATGATAGTCATGCATTGTTCGAGGGTAAGGGATGTTTTCCGCAGCACGTCAGTCCAGTGAACCGGCATCATGCTGGCGCCCACCTGTACGAGAGGTTCGTTCAGGGTTAGCAGCAGTACGCCCAGCGCGCAGGCGCAGCTGCGGTTCTCGGGGTCGACGTAGATGCGTCGTATCTGCTTGTAGCGCCCCGAGCGAAGGTTGGTGAGGAATGCGGCCTTCACGTGCGGTGGCATGGTTTCTCCTCTCGGCCGTAAAAAGTTTAGGTGGGAGGGTCAGTTTAGCGTCGTGACCAGGACGTGTTCGTTACGCGGTGTGGTGCCGCTTGCTCGCGGCCTTCCTCGCGGCCTTGGCCTTGCGGCGGCGGTCCCGGCGGTTGCCGGTGAAGACCTGCTCCGGCTCCTCGCCGAAGGCGGCGGTGGTCGGCTCGTCCATGTCGGCGAACTCGACCTCGCGGTCGTCCTCGTCGGGCTCCAGCGAGACCATCTGGAGACGGAGCTCCTCCACCAGCTCGGGGCTGATGTTCATGCCGATCTGCTTGAGCTTGGTGTCGATGATCGCTCGCGCAACCTCGTGGCTGAGCGTCGGGTCCTTGAGCTGGTCAGCAGCGGACGCGATGTGGAGGTCTGCGGGGACGAGACCAGCGGCCTCCATCTGCGCGCTGAACGGCTCCAGCTCACCCCTGTCGACCAGGAAGAGCTCAGCGCCCTCCGGCAGTGCGAGCGCCTCCTCGGAGGTCTCCACCTCGACCAGGCCGTCCTCGTTGTGCGTGCAGAGAGCGTACCACTTGTTCGAGAGACCCTCCTCGACCAGCTCCACGGTCGCTGCGGGCTTGCCCTTGGCGATCAGGAACAGGTTGGCGACGAGCGCGCTGTCGTAGTTCTTCATGTGCATTCTCACTTGAGGTTGTTAGTGGTGGGTCAAGCCAGTTTAGCGTCGTGGCTCAGGACGTCACAGCCGTTTGCGTGCGGCATTTTACTCTGGTATCGTTTGGGGTTGTTGAACTTACTTCATGATAACCTCCTAGGTGTTTCATATAAGATGCTCAGTTCTGCGCGAGCCACTCCTCGACGTGCTGGACCGACACGAGGCCGATCTTGCTGCCCATCAGCACCCCGTTCTTGAACAGGTACAGGGTGGGCACGGCCCGGAGCTCCAGCTCCTTGGCCACCAGCGCGTTCTCGGTGACGTCGCAGACGAGCACGTCCTCGCGGTCGGACAGGCGTTCACCCATCTCGACCGCCAGGTTGGACCAGTCGGTGCGGCAAAGCAGCATCACCCTCCCCGCGCGCTGCTTCACCTTCGCCTCGAAGTTGGCGTCCGTTACGGCCTCAGGCACTCAGCCGCACCTGCACGGGAGCGGACATCTCGCGGATGTCCAGCTCCGCCTCGATGGCGTGCTTGAAGTGTACGCCGTGCACCGTGATGCGGTAGACCTCGGGACCGACCTCCTTGATGAGGCCGTACTTCAGCAGCTCCTGGATGGAGCGCGCCGACGGGGTGTTAGCCATGACGAGCTTCTTCTCGCCGGTCGCCAGCACGTCCTTCTGGAGGTCAGTCACCGTGAAGGGCTTGTTGATGGGAGCCCTGCTCAAGCACAACATCGTGCCTAAGCTAACCTTGTTGATCAATGCGTGGAAACCGGTAAGCATATTCATATCTCCTCTTGGATCAATCGACCTCAATGATGAGGTTCTCGTGGCCATGTTTGTGGAGGTAGGCCACCCTGTCCTCGTAGCTCATGTTGTCGAGCTCGGCCTGGTTGGACCGTCGAACGAAGGCGTTGACTTGTTTCTCTGCGAAGGCGTTCACCATCCGCTGCAGGTCCTGGGGCATGCCGCCCCGGATGATCTGCTCCATCACGTCCTGGCTGATGTCGTCCCGCGCGTGAAGGCTCACGTTCGGTGCGATCATGCCGCGGACTCTCTCCTCTACCTCAACTGCCTGTCTGTTCAACATACCACCCCACTCCACTCAGTTTGTTGTTGCTGCGGTTGTACTTGCACTATCCCACTTGGGCTTTGTCCTTTCATATGGTGTTACTGCAGCATATGCAGCTGCGACTCGGCCCGCATGCGCAGGTCGAGAACGGACTCCACCTCCGACGCCTCGCGGCTCGGGGTCGAGATGTTGAGCACGGGAGGGCCTGCGGGCTTGTGGTCGACCTGCTGGTCGCCCTCGCTCGCCGTGCGTGTCTTGGTGAACTGGTCGAGCTGCAGCTCAGCTACAACTCCGTTGATGGCGACGACCGCGCCGGGATCGAATTGTTCGAGAAGGTGAATCAGCTGGTGGTTGCGCATGTTGCCTGCATTTAAAAGGGAGTGACACCCGAAGGCATCACTCCCGTAGTTGTCGTCAGAGCGTCTCGAACACCGCCTCGAGCTCGTCCTTGAGCGGGTGGTCCGCTGCGACGGCTGCGCGCTGGAACACGTCGCGTCGCTCCTCGGAGCCCTCGACCCAGGGCACCAGCACGGACATGATCGAGGCGACGTCGCTCGCCCTATTCTCCGGGTGGTCCCGGAAGTGACGCGTCATCACGGTCACGGCGTTCTCGCCGGCGTCGGAGACCACGGCCTCGTCCACCTTCGGCGACACCGCCGCGTCGTCGATCACGATGTCGTTCGCGTCGTTTTCATCGGCCATTCTTCTTGTCTTCCTCTTCGAGTAGCTTCCTGAGGTCCTCGTAGCCGCCGACGTGGCGACCTCCCATGAAGACCTGTGGTACGGTGGTGAAGCCGGCGCCTACCAGGAACTCCTTGAACTTGGAGTCCTGGCTGTAGTTGAACAAGCCGACACCCACACCGCGGCTAAGCAGAAGGTCCTTAGCCCTGTCACACCACTCACAGTTGTCGCGGGTGACAATCACGGCACAGTTGTTATTCATTTTCGAGCAGTTCCTGCAGTGTTCGTCGAGGCCGTACTCGCGGAGTCCGCATGGTCCACAGGCCATACTTGTTTGCCCTCCTTGATGTCGAAGATGGTCGCGCCCTCCCTCAGCGCCTTGGCGTACGAGAGGGCGGCGCAGTACAGTTTGAATGCCGTTTGGCCGTAGGTCCAGTCGTCGTCGTGTCCGGAGACGCGGTAACGGTTAACCTTGAACAAGCGGCCTCTCCCTGAACTTCTCCCACAGGGGCCACAGGTCGACGACCTGGACACCCTGCTCGCGAGCGTAGCGTACGGTGTACTCGGAGCCGCCGGTGCCGCTCGATAGCGACAGCAGCTTCTGGCTCTCGTCGACCATCTGCCGGTTGCGCTTGAGGTACGCGTCGTCGGTGAAGGTGGGCGACGTCACCGTCACCGTCTCGCACCTAGCCAGCAGCCGCCTGTAGCGCGTCTGCGCGTCGGCTGGCCAGTGGCGCTCCTGCCCCTCGAACGGCACCCTGGCGTGCACGGGGATACCCAGGACGACGCAAGCGTCGCACACCGCCTGGTCCCAGCCCTGCGCCATGCCTTGCACGACGTGGAACGCCGTGTCCTGCTCGGCGACCTCGTTGTTGAGGATCAGCCGCGCGAAGGCGTACAGCTTGTTGCGGCCCTCGATGGAGTAGCCGCCCAGCTTCTCGGGCCTGTGACCCGTCACGGAGAGGCGCATCATGTGCGCTTCTGCCTCACGCCGCCGGGAACGCACCGGTCGATGCGCTCCTTGAGGTCGTCGTAGGTGATGTTCACCATCAGCGACTTGCCGGAGACCATCGTGATCTCGCAGTCGGTGGCGCCGGGATAGATGAACTCGACGTTGTCGAAGTTCACCATCGTCATCTTGCCGGTGTAGCGGAGGGGTAGCTCAATTACCATCGTAGATGCACTCCATGCTCATGAAGTGGCGGTACAGCATGATCATCTTGCCGCCGTGGAACAGACGGAGCACGCCCCTGTCGTCGCAGCCGTGGTTGTCGACAGTGTGCTCGGTGACGCGGTTCTCGTGGGTGACCTTCACCTTGTAGGGCTTGGTCTCGCGGATCATGATATTCAAGCTCATAGGAAGATGTCCTTGGCACTTACCTTGGCAGACACAGGTTGCTTCTGAGCGACCGGCTCGGGCTGCCGTACCGGCTCCTTCGGGGTGAAGAAGCTCATGTCCAGGTCGCTGTAGTCGACGGTGGCCGCCACCGCCTTCTTGACCTCCTTGTACGCGATCACCCAGTCGGGCTGCGCGCGGTTGGTCCAGTTGTTGCCGTTGATCTTCTCGGCCAGGTAGTAGGCCCGGTACGCCTGCATCGTGTTCTCCCGGTCCATCGGGTCACGCTTGTAGACGTCCGGCACGCATGCTTTCGGCGTCGTGTGGTTGAGGATGACGAACTTGCTCAACCAGTACTTCATGGCGGGCACGATCACTCGCGCTCGCTCGAACTTGTCCGGGTTGCCTGGGTAGCGATAGTCGTACTCGTTGACCATCGCTCGGAGGTGGTCCACCAGCCAGCTCACGTTCCCGAGGCCCTCGTTCAGCCAGAGGGCGGCGGGGTGGTTGGCGTGGGACAGCCCCGTCCAGGGCACGTCCGGAGCCTTGTCGGGCACCAGGTCGGTCTCCACGAACTGGTGCGTCTCGTCGTCGTGCGGGCCGGTGTATCGGCTGGCCCACACGGACAGCAGCTGGCACGATTCGGATATCATTTTGATGATATGCCGGTCATGCAGCGCGATAGCTGCTTTTGCAGGGTCTTTATCGACGTAGAATATATTCACAGGCCAAGTAGCTCCATCTGGCTGGCTTTGGCTTTACTGTAAGCTGCCTCAGCCTCCTCGGGCGTGTTGAAGTGCCCGAGATTCTTCTTTTGGAAAGTTGCGCGCCACTTGGCTGTAGAGGGTACGAAGGACACACCTAGTATTCCGGTGAGACTGTCCTTGTGAGCAACCACGTTGAGCATGTTGCCAGCTCTCGTGACCAACCGCAGGTTCTCAATGCGGTTGTTGCTCTTGTTTTGATCTATATGATCTATGTCCATCCCTGCAGGGATAGGTCCGTTGTGCATTATCCAGACCAGCTGGTGCACTCTGAACTTCTTACCCAGCAGGGTGGTCTGTACGTAGCCTTGCCCGTCGTCGCTGCCTACCCGGCTACCAACCTTAACACGATTACTGGTAGACACGAGCCAGAACAGCTCTCCTTCCTTGTACTCAAAGAAGTAGGCTAGGTCCTCAGGGCTGAACTGCACCCTGGGGCGGCACGTGGTTGTTGTGGTATTCACTGCTGTGCACCGGGCCGTCCTTCGTGTGGAAGAACCACGCCTTCTCCTTGCGGAGGGTGGCGAACAGCGAGAGGCAGTCCTTGGACGTGTACACGATCGCGTGCACGGACTCGGCGCTGCGGAGGACGACGTCGCCCGCGCTGCGCCACTCGGTCGAGATCAGCTTGTTGGTGCCGGCCTCGTACATCGCCTCGCAGTACTTGCCGCGCACCACCAGCGTGGCGTTGGACCACGGGTGGCAGTGCGGGTCGTCCGCGTCGCTTCGGGCGTACTCGTGCAGGTAGACGTTCTCCAGCTCGGAGTGCATCCACCCGGAGAAGCCCAGCTGCTTCGCGGGGTCGTCGTAGATCGGGACGACGGCCTTTCGGGCCAGCATCCAGCGGTTGATGTACGCCGAACCGTTGCGCATGATCGGCTGGTTCGGCGCGCGGTCCCGCATGACGGCCTCGCAGGCGGAGCGGATCAGTCCCGTCAGCTCGGGCGTCACCGCTTGCGGCAGGTAGCGGAAGTCATTCATTGTCGTTCTTCTCGCGCTTGATCTTCTTGAACTCGAGGCGACGGTCCCGGTCGTACTCCTCGTTGCTGATCAGGTTCGCGGCCATCTCCCTGACGGTCTCCGGGTCCCGCTTGAGGGCGGGAGGGAGGCTGTCCGGGTCCGGGTGCTCGATGACCTTGAGCGGGTGCTCGGCCAGGATGGCGTCGCGGGCACGGCGCTGCACCTGGTTGTCGGTGGACAGGAAGTAGTTGTCGAACTTGTCCTTGCCCGGCTTGTCGTCGTGGAGCTTGCGCGTGTTGGACACGATCTTGTCCGAGATGTCGCGCAGCTCCTGCATGTGGTCTTCCTGCATCTAGCCCTTCCTGTAGCGTTCGGACGCACGTCCCTTGAAGGTGTTCTTGTACTCGCGCTCGAAGTCCGCAGGAGACATCTCGAAGTGCCTGAAGTACGGCCTCATCGGCGGGTGCCAGCCCTCTGCGCGGCCCTTGAGCGGGCTGACAGCTGGACCGCTGGGCTTCACCTTGGCGAGACGCTCCGCCAGCATGACGTCCTGCATGCAGTACCGCATGATGTCCTGCATGTGGGACTTACCGCCCCCGCGAGGCTGGTAGAGGATCTCCGAGCAGGGGCTCAGAACGTGTAGTAGCTGCCCCCGAAAGGGTCGTTCGTCCGGAGTGCCTCCTCTGCCTTGTTGAGGGCAGCGTCGACCTCTGCCTGGCTCTCCAGGCTCCTGTCGTCTCCGGCGAAGTTGTCGAGCGCCATGCGTGCCTGTACCAGCTTGGCAGCGGCCTCCTGCGCGTCGATAGCGGCCTTGTCGAGCGCCTCGATCTTCGCGATCAAGGTCTCGCGCTTGCCTGCCAGCTGCTGCGCGCGCTGCTTGAGCTTCGCAATGTTGTTCTCGTCACGGACTTCCTGGTAGATGCTCATGGTGTAGTTCCTCTGGTTGCAAATTTAAAGCCCACCCCGCCGGTTAGGGCAGAGTGGGCTTAGAGCGCGGTACGGGCGCACCGTGTGGTAGACGCGTAGATCAACCTTGCTGGTGTCGTTTAGTGCGCGGCCTGCTAGTGCGACGCACCCTTACGGGGCATGGTGGTGCAGTTTATAGTCATGCTCCAGGACTAACTCGGGCTTAGCCCTGCGCTTCGGCAGCGGCTTCCTTCTCGGCCTTCTGCGCCGCCATCTTCTGGCGGTACGCCTCCAGGCCGGCGGCTGCCTGCGGCGAGACCTCGCGCTTCGGCTTGCCCGCGTCGAACGACGTCAGGATGGCGTCCTTGTTCGCGTAGACGAGCTCGGCGAGCTTCTCGTTGCCCTCGGCGACCTCGGTCAGCGCTGCGGTCGCTGCGGCGCTCTGCTCCTCGTCCGTCATGCGCTTGACCGACGGCCAGCGGAACGACGCCTTGAACGCGTCGACGTTGTCCACGACGAACGCGGCCTGGCGGTCGCCGGCGAGGGTCGTCGCGATGTAGTCGAGCGCCTTGGTGAGCGCGGTGTTCTCGGACTTGGTGACGCGCTTGATCTTGCCGGTCTCGAGTGCGACCTCGACCTTCTCGCGGTTCTCGACCAACCAGTTGGCGATCTTCTCGTTCGCCTCACCGGCGGGCAGTGCAGCGCGCAACGCCGCGACGATCTGCGGGCGACGCTGGTAGTCCTGGGCCTCGGCCTTGGTCTCGAAATAGATGCCGTCGACGACGTAAACGGGCTTCAGTTCGTTCGATGCCATGTGAATCAAATCTCTCTCAGATGCGGGCCGCAGGTGCGCGACCCTTTCAGGGTTAATTTAACGGGTTGGGGTGCCCGTCGCTCAGCCCTGTGAACAGGGTTAATTTAACGGGTTGGGCTGGCTGACGGGAGCGGGCGGGTGCCCGCAGAGTGCCGCTTCTGGCACGCCTCTGGCTCGCTCGGCAACGCCGCGCTTGGGGGTGGGCCTCGGTGACCCCGGCGCGACTCGGCGCTGCCCCGCTCCAACGCGGAACGGGGCGTAACCGATCAGTCGACCTCGACCCTACCGTCGACGGCGTTCTGCTCGATGTAGCGACGCTGGGCCTTCTTCACGAGGCCGACGCGGTGCTGTCGAGCGAAGTCGTAAACGTTCTGGGGGCTGCCGTACTGGCAAGTGGGAACGAATTCCTTGATGAACTCCCAGATGCACTGCAGGCGAGCCTCCTCCAGCGGCGTCTTCGGTGCCGAGAACGTGGCGTCCAGGTCGCCGCAGAGAAGGTGGTAGAGCCAGGACTTCTCGTCGACGACGCCCTCGGTGAGGTAGTCGGTCAACAGGCCTCGGACGTGCAGGGGCACGACGAGACCGGAGGAGCTCTGCCAGCCCATGAAGAGCTTGCCCCAGGCGAGACGGTGGAGTGGGTTCGACATGTCGGTGTCCTTACTGTTGTTGTCGGGGTTTGTGGGTCGCCTCGAAGTCTTCGAGACGTTTCTTGTATTCCAACACCTTCTCTCGCCAGCGTTGCGGCGACATAGGCATTGCCTTCTGCTCCTCCGTCTCCGGAGGGTAGTTCTGGTCTTCCATGAACCGGCTGTACACGCGCATGGACTGGAACAAAAACGCCATGCCCATGCCGTCATCCCGGTCGAAGAAGCCGGAGACGAAGCCGGCCTCAGTGTTGTAGGTCGGCTGAGCTGCCTTACGCGCCTCCAAGCGTCGCGCATCGGCTAGCGTAGGCTGTCGTACCAGTTCTTGCTTCTTCACAGAATACCTCGGGTCGGATGAGGCCGCAGATCAGGCCGTCGAGCAGCCACTGACCCCAGCCAAGTTTGATGAGAGTCTCGCAGCCCCACCGCAAGCCGCCGCTGTCGGGCATGTAGCGGTAGTTGAACCAGAAGTCTGCGGGACGGTCGCAGTGTCGCGCGACGAAGTTGTAGATCGTCTCGCGCTCGTTGCGCTTGTTCAAGCCTCTACCTCCTCCAGCAGGTCGAGTGGGTGCTCCACCGCCTTCTTGATGTACGAGCCGTCGCTGTTGAACGTCTCGAGCCTCTTGTTGACGACGACGATGAACTTGGTGTCGTCCGAGACCTTGGTGAAGTTGCGCCTGCCACCGACAGAGAAGGAGCGCTGGACGAGTCCAACGCCCCCGGACCGTGTGCGGTAGGACTTACCTACCTGCAGCACTTACTTGGTCTTGGTGGCGGCGCGTGCGCCGACCGCGATGTCGTGCGCGGCCTGGGCGCGCTTGATCAGGTTGCCCTCTAGCTTGATGATCTCGTCGAGGGCGTCGCGGTACAGGTTGCCGCGATCGCGCAGCGAGTTCACCGCGTTGCGGAAGTCGGTCGTGACGCGGCTGTGCTCGGTACGCTCACGGTCGATGCTGGCGAGCAGGTTGTCGTGCTGCAGCTGCCACGCGTTGGACCGCTTAGCGCTGGCCTCGGCGTTCTGGCGCAGCGACGTGTTCAGGTCACGCAGGTCTGCCAGGCGGTTCATCTGGCGCGTGATGGTGATCGCCGCACCGATGAGAAGGGCGGCGAGCAGGATGAGAGTGAAGGTCATGTTATTCGAATACCTTGTCGATGAGTTGTGCAACGTAGGTGGCGTCCGGCGTGCCCTTGTGCTTGGACAGCTCGGACAGGAGCTGGGACATGTAGGCCTGGTCGACCCCGATCAGCTGCTCTCGCAGCACGAGCGGGTCCTTGAGGTCGATGGCGTTGAGCTGCCAGATGATCTTGAGCATCTGACCTGCTGTGATCCGCCAGCCGCGAGCGATGAACTTGCGGGTGCGGAACAGGGAAGCGATGGGGTACAGCGAGCCCTTGTACACGAGCGTCTTCGAGAGCAAGGCCTCCATGGCCTCCTCGCTGATCGACACCTTACCCGTGGCGTGGTCGTAGTAGCCCATCGCGTGGGCGAAGTCGTAGTTGCGGTGCAGCTCGGCCGGCTCGCCGTAGAACCGGATGATAAGCTGCACGCGGTCGGAGAGGGTCACGGCGTTCTCGGACATGAACACCGGGCGGTACTTGCCCTTCTTCTTGACCTCCTCCACCGCTGCCTCCGCGAGGTCGCCCTTGTCGAGGACCTCCTCGGGCAGGACACCGAACACGCCGTCGATGAACTCAGCGGACGCTTCCGGCGGCTGGCTCTCGAAATAGGTGTAGTCTGGCGTGTCGTTGTTCTCGCCGGCGACGCCAGCGGACTGCATCCAGATGACGATCCTGGGCTCTTCCTCGCCTAGGATATTGGTGCGTACAATCTCCTTAACTGTCGGAGAATAGCCTCGTACCTTTGTTCGACAGTCGGATACCTCGTTGAACTTACGTACGTAGTAATGAGCAACTGCGAGTGTTGTGTCCTTAGTACGAAAATAAACATCGTAGTCGTTGACCTCCTCTCCCAACATCATGGAGGCTACGCAACCGCCCGTAACGATGATGTCGCGAGCCATCGCCTCGCGGACCGCTTGGTCGTCGATAGTCTCCAGGAGGCTGTTGATTTTCTTTTTGATGACGGCAGCGATGGTGCTCCGCTTCATTCCAGCCATAGTCAGAGTTACCCTTGCTTGGGGATTACGAACAACAGCCTCGGCACCGTCACGCGGACGTTGCGGGGGCTGTAGCGGCGTTGCCTAGGGTGCCCCCAGTAGGCAGTAGTGTCGCTGTGAGGCTGCGGGACAGCGCTCAGCAGCACGTCCTTCTCGTTCACCTCGAGGACCGTGCGTCGCGTGAACTTGCACTGGCTAGCGCTGGTGGCCTGGACCACCTCGTCGCCGACCTTGATCTCAGTGCCCTCGAAGTCCTTCACTGCTTCTTCTCCTTCGGTCTGCCGTCCGGGAACTCCCAGCGCACGCAGACGTCGTAGTCGTGCGCCGGTACCACGTTCGGTATCTGGCTTATGATGGTCACTGTACCACCCGGTCCCGCGCCGTAGATGGGTATCATCTCTACGTACTCGGGAGCCGTACGCGTCTCAGAGGCGAGGCACTTGCCCCGGTCCACGCACCCACCCGCGACCAACAGCAGGAGGGGCATAAGGAATAGCTTCTTCATGTTCACAGGTCCATCTTGTCGCGGAAGCCGAGCGCGCGAGCCTGACGCAGCTCGTCCTTCGCGCCGTGCGGGAAGTGGCGGGCCTTGAGTATCTTGCCCTTGTCGCGCGGCCAGTTGTCCCAGATGTCCTGGAGCTGGTCGTGATTGAACTGGCCGGGAGCGACGCTGATCTCTCGGCCGTTGTAGATGCCTCGGAACTTGCCTACGGTACCCATCGGCACGAGGCCTTCCTTGGCGGTGGAACGCTTGGCTTGCCCGAGTGCGCCGCGCTCCTGCACGTTGCTGTTGTGCATGCGCTCGATGAGACCGCTGAGCTCGACCTCGACGTCCTCCTCACGCTTGAGCTTGAAGACGATGCCCTGGTTCACCGTGCCGCGACCCTGCTTGTAGGGAGACAGCGGGTTGCTCAGCATCACGCCCTCGAAGCCCTGCTCCAGGAACTCGGCCTCGGCGGCGAGCAGGTCGTCCATGTTGTAGACCGGCTGGTGCTGGACCAGCTCGGCACCCTTCGGCAGCTCCAACATACCCAGCGCCTCCAGTCGGCGGAAGTACTCCTTGCCGATGAAGTCCGGGTGGAAGTAGTCGAAGATGTGAAAGCCGAGGTCACCGGGGTTGCTGAACGCCATGACGTGCGACTGCGTCAGGTTGTAGACGTCGGGCGCTGCGGCGGGGCCAGCCACGGCCTCGCCGTCGCAGTAGGCCAGGTGTCCGAACTCGCCCTGCAGCTGGTAGCTGCGGAGCGGGTCGCCCTTGCGGGACAGGCAGAGACCCTCCTGGACCATACAGCGGATGCCGTCGATCTTGGGGCTGAGCAGCCAGCCAGCCTCCTTGAACCCCTTCTCGACCCGCTCGAAGTACGCGGGGTTGCCGTTGGGGCTGAAAGTCGGGGCGAGTTGGGGCTTGATCAGCATCAGGTGCGATCCTTCGCGTCGCCTGCGGTGGTGCCCATCATGAAGGCGTCGTTGCCCCGCTTGAGGGCGCTCTGCAGCTCCAAGAAGCCGCTCTCGTAGTTGGTGTAGGTCTTGCCGACGTACTCCTGATAGAAGTGGTCGAAGGCGAAGACGACGAACACGCGCGAGTCCACCGTGAATCGACTGTACATGAGCAGCGGCCGACTGACGTTCGATACCAGCGGAAGCTTGGCTAACCAGCGGCGCATGTCGAGTGCGCTGAGGAACTCGCGCAGCAGGAGCTTGTAGCCCCGGTTGTGGTGGTAAACCGCTGCGTAGGCCGGCTTGTTCGGGGACTTGTAGTGGGTGGCTGCCCAGCGCTTCTTGGCCGGCTGCTCCGCCGCGAGGGTGTTCATCTGCTCTTCAACTTGAGCTTCGGTAGGTACGGTCTTGGCTTGCATCACTTGATCTCCCGAATCATCTTGACGTTGCACTCCTTGTACATCGCCTGTCGTTTCTGTAGTGTCTTGAAGTAGCGGCGGTAGCGCTGTCGCATGTTACGGCACCGCCAGTGGAAGGGTGCCGTGCCCGCGCTCGCTTGTCCGTCGGGCCACTCCATGAAGATCATCAGCCCGGACGAGAACTCTTCGTCCGAGAAATGCTTGGTGTTGTACTGCTGTGCGCCGACGAAAACCTTGTCGCCGCACTCCTTCTGGCGCTTGCCGAACCACTTGGCGTCATTCTTCCGGTCGAAGGGTGTGACCTTGACTTCGCCGGATTTGTCTTTGTGAACGACGTAATATGCTGACATTGTGCCTCAAATAAAAGGGGAGAGGCCTGAGCCCCTCCCGGTTAGTCACTTGTTCTTCTGCTGGTGGTCCATCGCCTCGTGCATCATATTCCGCAGACGCTCGAAGTCCGAGTTGTCGAATCGGATGATGTCGTCGAAGGTCACCGGCTCCCCGTCTACGCGCAGGGCGCGCTGCAGGAAGCGGGCGTTCCGGTGGTTGCCGGGGTTCGTGGCGATGACCACGTCCTCGTAGGTGAGGCGGTAAAGGATTGCCTCACGACCGTCCCGCAGGTAGATCGCGCCGATGATGTTCAGGCGCATTGTGTCCAGAGGCGGGAAGAGGCGGTCCAGCAGACTGTCTTTGCTCTTGTGGTACTTGAGCCGTAGGATCGGCCGGTTAGGTGTCTTGTCCATGCGTGGTCTCTCAGCGGACAGGGCAGGCGCCTCCAGCGCACTCGTCGATGCCCTCGAACTCGGCGGAGTCGATGGACGTGATGAGCTGCGTCGTCGCCTGCAGGTCCAGGTACTGTTGTTCGGTGATCTCCTCGTAGGGAGCCTGGTCGAAGCCGTGGCCACTGTGCAGCAGGAACGAGAGGCTCTTGTGCACGGTGCGGTAGTTCTTGGCCAGGTACTCCTTGATCTCGGGGAGCTCCTCGAGGCGGTAGTATACGGTACAGCTAACGCTGTTGTCCGACCACACGGTCTGGAGATGTTCGATCACCTTGAGCTGGTCGATCGCCGTCATGTCCGCGGCCAACCGGGCGTTCTCCGGGTAGGCGTACGGGAAGGTGGCGATCATCGAGCCGTAGTCGTTGCTCTTGTCGAAGTTGCGCTTGTACTCGACCGGATACCCGTGGTCCTTGATGACCTGGATCAGCGGGTGGTCGGATGCGACGGTAATACGCCGGTACATGAAGCGGGCGTAGCCTGGGTGACAGCCGGGCAGCACGCCTGGCAGCAACGACAGCGTGCCCGAAGGCTTCACCGTCGTGAGCTTGACGCTTACGTTCCACTTCTTGATCTGCGAGTAGGCCTCGTCGAACTGGCGCAGGTGGTCGTAGGCCGGGTCGCACCAGCCCATCTGCTCCGGCGTGCACTGTAGCCAGCCGGTGACGCCGATGCCCATGCGCATGTTCTTGTGCACGATCTCCTGCGTGTCGCGGTTGTGGCACGGCAGCGCGAGCGAGTGCTTGTTGATGCGGTACACGAGCTCCAGGATGTCGAGGAACTCGTAGTACGACGTCACGTTGGGAAGGAAGATCTCCGCCAAGCAGCACGTCTCCTTGCTGGCGAGCGACTGCTCCGCGCAGGGGTTGTAGCCCTCGACGTCGGGGTCGGGGTACTCGGTCTCGCCCAGCCGACCGATCTTGCGGCTGAGCTCCAGGTTGATGAGGCCGTACGGCTCGCCCTTGCCCTCGTAGCCGTCCCAGAAGTAGTCGTGGAGCTCGGAGATGTCCGAGGCCACCACGCTGTTGTTCGAGAGGGCGCGCCACTTCGGGATGTTGCCGAGGTCCCAGCGCTTGGCCAGGAGGTACTCGACGTCGTCGGGGTCGCCGATCGCGATCTCCGCCGACCGACGCACGTTGCCGGCGACGATGATGTACGCGATGATGTTCATGATGTCGAGGGCGTCGATCGGCCTGATCTGCTTGCCCGCGCGTCGGATGAGGATCTTGCTGATCTCGGCGATGCCGTAGACCAGGTCCTCGGGTCCGCTCGCGGTGCCGCCGAAGCCCTTGATCGGCGTGCCCTTGCCACGGACAGCGCCGGTGTAGTACGTGAAGGTGCCCTTGTCCTCGTGGTCGGAGAGGAACGCGGCCTTGAGGGTCTTGCCCAGGAACTTGACCCAGCCCTCGCGGCTGTCGGGGATGATGAAGTCAGCGCCCGCGTCCTCGACGCGCGTGGGCGCCTTGAACCAGGTCTTCACCGTGGGGAGCTTGTCGACGTGCTTCTTCTGGATGTTGAAGCCGACGCCCGAGCCGAGCGCCAGCATGTCCATAGCCCAGCAGAAGGGCCGGACGGGCTCGTCGACTACGGTGAACGCGCAGTTCTGGAGGCTGGCCAAGCCGAGCTTGCCGACGGTGCCGGTGCCCAGCTGCCACAGGAAGCGGCCAGCTACCGAGCACTTGAGGCTCAGCATGTAGTAGCGGAGGCGGTCCTCCTCCTCGCGCGTGAAGCCCACCTTGAGCTGTTCTCGGCAAGCGGTGATCACCCGCTCGACGGTATCGGGAAACTCCTCCGTGCGCCCGGTCTCGTTACCGTTCTCGTCCAGGATGGGACGCGAGTAGGTGCGCTTGTAGGTCAGGTAGCCGACCGACGACCACGGAGTTTTTACGTCATAGCTCATATGTTACTTTTTCGCCCAAGTTGATTCAACAGGTCCGAACGACTCTTCCTCGTCGTCCATCGAGTCCACGTCAGCTGCGTGGAGACGGCCAGTATCGTGGTCGTAGATCGCGCCCGTAACCCGGCCCGTGAGGCCGGTGGTGCGCGCCTTGAGCACAGCCATCTTGATCGTGTTTCTTGCCTTCTCCTCCTTCGCGTTCAGGTTACGTGCGAACGCGATGATGTCGAAGCAGATCTGCTTGATCGAGCCGGAGCCCTTGATGTCGTCCAGGGTGGGCAGCTTGCCCTCCTCGAACGATACGGCGCCGGAGCCCACCTTACGTAGGTGGCTGACCAGACCGATCCACACCGGGTACCGCTTGACGATACTCAGCAGGTCGTTCATGATCTTGTCTTGGGCCTCGTTGCCCTGCAGCTTCTCAACACCCTCCGACACGAGGATGGTGATGTGGTCGATGATGATGTACTTGCAGCCCATGAGGCACATGTACTCGATCTTGTCGATGATCGAGGTATCGTTCATGCTGCCCTGGTGGTCGAGCATCATGATGCGCTCTGGCTCGTCGTCCGTGCCGAACAGCTCGTCGAAGCCACGCTCGAGCTCCTCGAACGCCATCTCCTCCTTCGCCGTGTTGCGGCTGAGCTGCATGCCCGACAGGCGTCGAGCCTCTGCCTCGGGCGACTCCTCCAGCGCACAGATGCCGATCTTGTCCTCGGGCGCTGCGGCGCGCTTGATCTCCAGCACGATCTCGCGCAGGAGGGTGGACTTGCCGGAGCCGGTGCCCGAGGTCAGCAGCGTGATCTCGCCGAAGCGCATGCCCTTGAGCTTGCTGTTCACGCCCTCCATGCACGCCGGGTAGGGCAGCGCGGAGACCGAGTTCAGCAGACGCATGCGCTCCTTGAGGACCGCGCGCGTGAGGATGCCGCCGGGGGTGGCGGGCATGGCGTCGAAGATCACCTGCGTGATCGCCTTGATGCCGGGCACCTCGGTCGAGCGCAGCAGCGTCTCGTTGGCGTCCTTGAAGGTCTGGTGCTTCGCCAGCTTGACCTTGTCGTAGCCGATCATCTTGGTAGCCTTCTCGGCTGCCTCCCTGCCCGGCTCGTCGTTGTCGAACCAGAGGATGACCTCGCCGAAGGACCTGATCCACTCGCGGTTCATCGCGATGAGTTTCAGGTTGGCGCTGCTGCCCATCGTGACGACGGGGTAGATCTTGTTCCAGGTCTTGCGGCTGGCGTAGGCCACCGCCATCGCGTCGGGCTCGCCCTCAGTGATGATCAGCCGCTTGCCGCCGCCGTTGAACTTGTCTTGACCGAACAGCCGCTCCTGGCTGCCGACCTGGAAGAAGTCCTTGTCGTGGACCTTGCGCACGTTGTAGGCGTTGTCGCCGTACGGGTAGTAGTGCGTGTCGATGTCGCCCTTGGTGTCGAACGAGACCCTGACCTCGAAGAACTCGGCGATGTCGCGCGGGATACCCCGCTCTCGAAAGCCTCGCATCTGGAAGGTCTTGACCTCCTCTACCGTCAGCTTCTTCGCCACCGGAGCGAAGTCATCGTCGTCGTCGCGCACCCTGGGTTTTACCTCGATTGTACCTGCTGCGTCCACTTGGCGCTTGGTGAAGTTTTCCTTGCACGAGAAGCAGAAGGCGCTCCCGTCCTCGTACAGAGCCATCGCGTTCGATGACTTACAGAAGTCTTGATCTAGACAGGGGTTCTTGTACTTGACAATTGTACCCAAGTTACTCTTCGAAGGTTTCCATGTTCATAACGCGCTCCAGTCTGTCTTTGTGTCTGTCGGTCACGTCCTCGCTGACGTTCCACGTGACCTCTTCGATTCGCTTGTTGTACCAGGTCTCGCCGAACGGAGCCTTGACCTGCACGAGGCCCCAGGTCTCCGCCCAGCCAACCGCCCCCTTGAACCTGTATTGCTCGAGAACGATCGCGTCGAACTCGCTCCAGGGGCGGTGCTGCAGGATGGTCTTGATCGTGTTGCTGGAGCTCTTGTACGTCTTCCAGTCGCTCTCCTTGAAGCCCGCACCCGTGGTGAAGAACTTCTTGCCCATGTAGAAGCGCCCCAGGACGTTGTCCCTGAGCACGTACACGAAGCCGGAGTGCTTGCCTCCCAGCTGTTCCGGGAAGGACCAGTGACCGTTAGGCCGGAGGTGCGCCGGGAGCCGCGCCGCGTTTCCGCCTGTTGCGGCGCCCAGGTCGATCGACGCTGCGCTTATCGTTACCATTGTTCCACCTGTGTACGAGGGCCTCGGCGCAGCGCGCCCTCGACTGTGGTGTCGATCCCGCGTCCACCGGCCCGAACATGAAGAGCGAGCAGCTGGTACAGGATATGTACGGCGCACCAGACGCCGTGCGGCCGGTTGTGATTGTATCGCGGTTACATACGCGACAGTTTCTTAGGTTGAGCAAGCCAGTATCTCCTGCGCGATGGGCCAATCTTCGAGGTCGAACCAGTCGTTCTCGTGGCGCATGATGTGGATCAACTTGCCGTTCGCCAGCAGCTGGTTGTGCCACTGATCCTGGTAGTGCCGTATGTACATGTCGACCACGGCGTACTGGTACTCTTCTACGGTCGTGCAAGCGGCCAGCGCCTTCTGCGCCTTGACGGGACCGATGCCGACGATGCCAGGGATGTTGTCGATCTGGTCGCCCTGGATCAGCTGCTCGTAGTACAGCCGGAGCGCCGCCGCCTCGTCGACGTCGGTGAACTCCTCCTTCTTGATGTTGTAGTGCTTGCCGGGGATACACAGCAGGTCCTTGTCGATGGACGCCACCACGTACTCCTGGCCGCACGCCCTCGCCTCGTTCGCCCAGATGCGGATGAGGTCGTCTGCCTCGCAGCCGACTGAGGGGATGGCCAAGCCACCTTTCACGGCGAGCTGCCTGATGGTCGGAACCAGCTGGGACATCTCGCTCGGCTTGTAGGCTCGGCTCTTCTGCTGCTTGTACATGGGGTACATCTTGGCCCGGAAGTTGCCCGGACCCTGCACCGCCATGACGTACTCGTCGCAGAAACAGGCATCCACGAGGTCCGGCAGCTTCCTCTCGAAGCGCTGCCAGGTCTGCATCAGATACTCTGCGTTTTCCTCTTGGGTGTAGGTCTTGACGCGGGGTGTCGCCTTGCCCGTTTCCGGGTCGATGTCGAACACCCTCTGTCCATGTGCATCGACGTTGTACTCCCAGCGGGGCTCGAACGAGCGGTACGCCAGGACGTCACCGTCGATAATGCACAGTCTGCTCACGCGGGGCTGAGGTCGTCGTCGTCGAATGCCCGCACGATGGCCCATATCACGCCGATGGCCAATGCCATCAGCAGCAGCTGTTGTTCAGGCGTCATAGGATTACCCTTATCTCTCTGAGGCCGAGGCGCTGGGCGAGCTCCTGCACCACGGCGATGTCTTCCATTTGGTGGTAGTCGTTGATGTAGAACACCCGCGCGCCGGGACGGTTCACACCCCGCATCTGTCTGCCGGAGTAGATGTGCCGTGCGTTGCGCGGGTCCATGTTGAACACCTGCAGGAACGATTGGTAGAGGTGGCGGTTGCGAGCCACCACGTAGAACAGCTCAGTGGATGTCATACCATGATCTTCCGAGTTTCGCCTCACCACCGTCCATGATGGTGACGCCGAACATCGCCGGGCCGTCCTTGAAGCACTGGCGACCGATCTTGCCGGCCTCCTCAGCGAACTCGTCCGGGACCATGAAGTCCAACTCGTCGTGCATGAACACGCAGGGGATGTATGGGATGCCAGCCGCCTCCAGCCGCTCCATCAGGAGCATGCAGGCTGCCGAGCACGTGATCTTCTCGCAGGACTGCAGCAGGTACACCAGCAGCTTGTGGAAGCTGTCGACGTACACCCTGTTGCCCGCGAGAGAGGGTATCCAGCCCTCGCCGTACTTCTTCGAGGCACCGTAGAGGTTCTCGAGCTTGTCCATCAGCGCCTTGAAACCGGGCACCGACTTCGTGAAGCCGTTCTTGAGCTTGTTGCCGTTGGCCGCGTCCTGCGCGCTGAACACGTAGGACCACAGCTTCTTGCCGGAGGCGCCGAACAGGAACGCGTAGAGGATGCGCTTAGCCGCCGCGCGCTTCACAGCCGCCAGCGCCTTCTTCGCACCCTCGGAGCCGCCCCTGAGGTACTCCTCCTTGGAGCCGTAGTTGCTCCAGAGCTTCTCGTCGACCTGAGCCTTCCCGGTCTTGATGATGTAGGCGTCCCACGACGTGCCCATGGCGGTCAACACCTTGTCCAGCAGTTGGCCGTTGAAGGTGTGGATGTCGCCGTTGATAAGCGTGTCGGTGAACGCCGCGTTGTCCAGGAAGTGAGCTAGGCCGCGCGCCTGGTTGGACGCGGAGTCGCAGCCGATCAGGGTCCAGCCCGGCAGGGTGCCGAAGAGCTCGCGCATCTCCTTGCCGTACTTGGAGTCGCCCGAAGGGACGTTCACGATGATGCTGTGTGTGGCGCGCATGGACGGCGTGCCGATCGTCTTGCAGGTGCCGTGCAGCAGCCCCTTGTCGTCCGTGGCCTCGATCCAGCCCTTGAGGACGCCGTAGCGGCTGCCTGCGGTGAGGTAGTCCTTGTACAGCTTGCCGTCGCCGCCCAGGAACTCCAGGGAGTCCTCGGTGATCTTCGGCGACGTCTCGCGCTTCTTCTTCGTCTCGGGGTCCCAGACCGAGTTGTACTCGGTGGGCTCCCATCCGTTCCGGAACAGGAACGTCTTCACGTCGTCGCTTGAGGAGAGCTTTAGCGGCTTCACCTCGACCCGGTGGAACGGACCCGCGACGGGTCGCTCCTCCAGGCCCGCGAGCGGGTCCACACCGAACCAGTTGGCGGTGTGGGAGTCGTACAGCCCGCTCTTGACCCACTTGGGATTCTTCGCGACGTACTCGCCCTTCTCCCTGTCCTTGTGCACCACCTTGTAGCCGAGCCTGTGCTCGAGCTCGTCCGTCACCGACGCGAGCTCCGCCTCCAGCACGACCTTGAGCTGCTCAGCCTTGTCCAGGTTGAACGGCCAGCCGTGCTCGAAGGCCATGCGGCACCACCTTGCCACCGCGTGCTCGCAGCGCATGTAGTCCCGCATCAGCGGGTTCTTGCCGATCAGGGACTTGAACTCCAGCACGAGCTCCTCGTACACGAGGGCGGTCAGACGCACGTCCTGCAAGCAGTAGTGCTTCATCTCCTCCGAGTACTTCGAGAAGTCGTGGAAGTCGCCCTTGGGGTAGTTGAGGTGTCTGCCCCAGGCCGCGAGACCGTGACCCTGGTCGCCGAAGCGACGGTAGTCCAGCACGCGGCTCATGATGATCGTGTCGTGGATGGTGCACGTCTTCGGGGCCTCCCACCCGAAGAGCTTCTTGAGGACGTAGAGGTCGTAGTCCATGATGTTGTGGCCTACGAGCAGGGTCGCCTGGTTGAAGGTCTCCTGCCAAGACAGGTCGCCCTCCAGCCAGTAGTACATCTTCTTCTCGTCGATGTTCCACGCCGCCAGGATCCACATGCGGGATACCTTGCGGTGCAGATCATCGCCTTCGATGTCGAATACCCAGCGGCTCAAGGATCAGCGCGCCAGGATAGCGTCGACGTCGGCGGTGCGGATCGGCTGGTAGCCGTTCTTGGCGAACGCCGTGGCGAACTTGACGTACCAGAGGTACTTCACCTGCTCCTGCAGCTCGTCGTCCTTGCGGCCGAGTCGCGACTGGTAGCGGCTAGCCAGCAGCATGATCGCGTGGTAGAAGGCCTTGGGGTTGGCCCGCCAGAACGGCTCCAGCTGGTTCGCCTCCAGCCACTCCAGGCTGACGCCCAGACCCTCCAGGTAGCCCTTGTAGTGGGCGGCGCTGCCCTGGTTGCTGTACGCCGCCTCCATGAAGTCGGTCCGGATCGTCTCGTCCATCTCAAGAGGCGGAAGGGCGAGACCCGCCTCGGAAGCTGCTTCTGCCTCGTCGTCATTCGCGAGCGAGTAGTCGGGCACGACCGGGCTGAAGCGGTCGAAGGACGTGCGCCAGGTGGCGAACTCGTCGTGCGTGTTGAAGGTTCGCGCGTAGCGTCCGTCGTCGAACAGGTCGTAGACGCACGCGACGTCGCCGCGCTCGATGAAGTCGGACTCGTAGATTTGCTCGATAGGTACGGGCTGCCCCGAACCGACCTCGGTGTTTGCTGCGCGATATTGGAAGCTGAACATCTTTATTCCCCGAAGCGTTTAAAGGGCACCTCTCGTAACGCTTTGAGAGGTGCCCTGTTGAATCAGTTGATGGTTGAGATCAGAAGATCTCGTCGGGGTCGATGTTCGCCGAGTGCGGGTTCGCAGCTGCAGCCGCCTGAGCGGGAGCAGGCTTCGGAGCCGGGGTCGCCTGAGCGCCGGGAGTCGCCTCCTCGGTCGGTGCCTCGACGCGGACGGTCGTGGCGGTGCCGAACTCGTCGCCCTCGTCGCGCACGCGCGGGACGTAGACGATGTGCGTGGTGAGCTGGACGCCCATGAGCACCGACGCCTTGCCGGACTGGCCGGACTCGCGGTCGGTGTAGTCGTACTGGAAGATTCGAATGTTCGCGATCGAGCCGTTGCCGATCGACTCGGGGTCAACGGGCTTCATGTCGCCGTCGATGAGGTCAGGCGCCTTGCCGTCCTCGCCGCTGGACTTCTTGGACTTCTTGCGCAGGTTCGCGCGGTAGTAGTCGATCGGCGCGTCCTCGTCCTGACGGACGGCGGTCACGCGGATGCCGAGCGCTCGCCACTCGTTCGCTTGGTCCTTGCTCTTGGTCCGGAGCTGGACTTCCCACGTGGGGTTCTCAGCGTTCACCTTCTTGCTGGGCTTCTCGGGATTCAGCTTCGCGTACCAGATTTCGCAGTCACGGATAATGGCCATTGTATACCTTCGTCGAGAATGAGTTGTTTGTGACCCTGTAAGGGTTAATTCAACGGGTTGGAGGAACGTGAAAGTGTTTTCTCGACCTAGTGGTGCGTAGACTGTGTTGAAGGGGCGACCCTTGCCGGGAGCCGCCCCAGGTGCCGACCTAGGCCAAGGCGAGACGCTCCTTAGCCGTCGTGCCGTGGCGCAGGAACTTGTGCTCGTCGGCTGTCAGCTGCTTGGCGTCGGGAATCTGGCGCTCGATGACGGTGCAGCTGATCGGCGACACGCGGCGGAAGGTCTTGAGCTCGCCGCGCATCGTGCGGGTCTCCACCTCCCCGTCACCTGCCTCGGTCAGCACGGCCTTGAGGTTGGGCACCTGCTCGACCAGCTCCCACGGCACGAAGTAGCCGGTACCGCCAGCGTCGCTGGTCGCCAGCATGAGAAAGGCCCAGTCCTGGCTCGGGAGCCGGTGGGCTGCGTCGAAGCCGGGCACGCCCTCCAGCACGCTGAGCTGCGTGTCGTCGGTAGCGGTAGAGTAGACGCCCTTCACCTCGCCGAGGTCGGACAGCTCCTGCACGATGCAGACGCCGCCGCCGAGCTCGTCCTCGAAGTTGAGGTCCAGCGGGTCGCCCACGTCGCTGTCCTGCAGCGCGGACCTGATCTCCAGGTAGAGCTCGTGCGGCACTGCCTGGACAGCCAGCATCTCCTTGAGGCTCTTGAATGTCAGCATCTAGTATTCTCCTTTTGGGTTAGACGAAACAGTAGTCGGAGTCCTTCACCAGCGTGATGTCGAGCGTGCCGAACTCGACCTGGCTGATGTCGCCCATGATGTCTTCCATGATGTTGCCGAGCGGGTCGGCGTCGTACAGCTCCACGAACGTGTCGCGGATCAGCTGGAAGAGCTCGGGCATGTCGGCCAGCAGGCAGCCGAACGAGTCGTGGATGGTAGTGATCGGGAAGTCTGCCTTGGCCACCGTGATGGTCAGGTGGGCGGCGTCGAGCGAGTGGATGGCGTTCGGCGAGGCGCCGGACACCTGCTTGCCCTTCGACGGCACCTGGTTCTCGATGAAGCAGATGGCGATCTGGTACGTGTTCGCGTAGTAGCCGGTGGACAGACGCTCGCCGACCGGCGGGCCGTACTGCACCCAGATCTTGCGCGACACGCCCTCGGTGTAGTACTGGACGACGGGGAAGTCGGTGACCGGCACGGTCCACGACAGGAACTCCCCGGCCTCCTCCGCCTCCCTGCCCGCGTTCTCGAACACGGACAGCAGCTGCATCGGGCGGCGGAGGCTGACCCGGCAGTCGTCGAACACGACGCGGCCTAGGTAAGAGCCCCACTTGTGCTCCATGAACAGGAGCTTGTCGATGCCGTGCTTCTTGGAGTCGTCGATCTGCTGCTGGCCCAGGCCGTACGGGGTGCCGCCGTAGGGCAGGGTCATGACGTTGCGCTTGACGATCTTGCGCCGCTCCTTGGCGTCCGTGACGGACAGCCAGTAGACGGGACTGGACAGGTCGCCGATGCGCTTGTGCATGTCCTTGTAGGCCCGGACCTCGTCGATGAGCATGCTGCGCTGCACGCTCTTCGGCTCGAGGTTCTGGATGGTCTTCTTGTACTGCACCAGCGTGTCGATGTAGGACACGCAGGCCTTGTAGTCCTCCGGCAAGTACGCGGCGACCTCCAGCTGCAGCCGCTCCCACACGTGGTCGGCGACGTACTTGTAGAGGTCACCGGGCAGCTCGCTCGGCACCAGGTTGACGTGCGGCGCCGTCTCCTCGTCCCTGGTGAGCGCCGAGAGGTGCTGGCTGCCGTTGTTGGAGCCGTCGATGTACACCTCCAGCGAGGACTCGTAGTCGTAGTTCTCGTAGTCGCCGCCCTGCTGGGTCTGCCAGATACGGAGCTTCATCAGCTCGGTGCAGGCGGCAAGGAACTGCCAGGGCTTGTCGGCCTTCATCCAGCCCTGGTTCACGCGTGGCTGCTCGGCGTACGAGAGCAGGATGTCCTCGTGCTCCTTACACCACGCGTACCGATCCTTCAGAGGGATCTTGTCGGTCTTTGCCTTGTCTGGTCGACCAGCATCTCCTGCCCAATTCGAAGCAATGGAGACAAGGAGCCAGAAGAAACCAGGCTCGCCAATCCGCTTGCGATCTGCTCGGAGGAGAAGTCCCCTTGCCAGATCACTACCTTGCTCGTGGAGGTAGGCGGTGGTGGGGTACTTGCGCCCACGGAAGTCGAAGTAATAGAGATGGTAAAATCGTCGGCCAAGGAACCGGCCAGCGATATCTCCAATCGCCTTCGCTTCTCTGAGCTTGGTGGCTCGGGCGTCTTTGCTAGACTGCTCCCAGATATCGCTGAAAGCATCTGTCTTGTTGCCCAGCGCCCAACGGTACGTTTGATAGATGTCTTGATTGACATTCCAACCAACCTCCTGTGCTTTGTTGAGACAAGCGAACAGCATCGGGTGCGTCTCGAGCGTGATCTTGTCGAGGACGTCCCTGCTGCCCGTCTTAACCATCGGCATCCCCGTGGCGTGCCTGGAGGTGGTCCAGGGCTCGTACGGGGTCACCGACGGCAGCTTCTCGTTGGTCGAGGAGGTCACGGAGGACCACAGACCGACGATGCCGTCGTCGTCCACGAGTCGGACGATGTAGGCGGCGTGGCTCTTGTTGCCCTGACCGAGTATCACCTCGATCATCTGCAGCTTCTGGAAGGACCACAGCAGGAACGCGCCGGTCTTGGCGGCCAGGCTGGAGTCCCGCTTCTGCTTGAGCTTGGAGCGCACCGAGTGGCCCAGAGCAGCCACCATCTCCGAGAAGTAGATGGCGGTGCTGCCGAAGCCCTTCTTGACACGCGTGTACATGTACACGACCGAGATCACGGTGTCAAGGTATTCTTCCACTTGGAACTGCTTGAGGTACTTGAGCGGGTTGCGCGGCGAGACCTCAACCTCGAGCCGCTCCTCAATGCTCTTCTTCAGCTCAGCGCGCATTCACTTCCTTTGGAGTAGGGACAGGACGGCTACGAGCGCGACGACGGAGCCGACGACTGCGGCAAGTTTCAGTGCCAGGGCGAACAGGATGATGAACACGAAGCCCTTGGCCAAGACATTACCGTTAGTCGACGAACTCTTTCTCACGCACGCTCCTCAATTATTTCAGTTGTGACACTTTCCGATGATGATCCCTAGGATCGTAATTAGCGCGCTGATGAGCAAGGGAGTGGCGTAGAGCACTTGCATTAGGATACGGTGTGCGAGAGGGCTAGAGCAGCCCGTTCGCGTCGAGGAAGCCGACAGTTGCCATCACCAGGGCAAGACCGGGGCTGAGAGCCTGAGCTCCCGACTGCTGCGAGTGCTCGGCGTGCTTGACGACGGCTTCTGCGGCCAGAACACCGGGCTCAGGAAACGTCGGCCGTAGCTCCCACAGAACGTCTGGGGGACAGACCGAGTACAGAAGGCGAAAAGCCTCGTCCAAGGAGCCGACGTAATCGGGGAGTAGGAAGGCCTTGAGGCCGGGGCGCCATGCATGGATTCTCTCGTTGATGTGTGTCGCGTCGTAGTGGCCCGTGACGCCTGCGGGCAGCTCGCTGAGGAAGGCGAGCAGCTCCTTCGTGTCAAGCATCCGTGAGGCTGTTCACGTTGAAGTCGTGGCCACGGTTGACAACCTCGTAGTCTGCCTCGGCCAGCAGGTCGACCTCGCCAGGGCCGGGGTTCGGCTTGGTGGTCGGCTTGCCGAACTGCTTGAGGCGGTTCTGGGCGCGCTGGCACTGGTTGCAGCTGACCGGGTCGTCGGTGCCGGCGAAGTCCTCGTTGGTCTGGAAGAAGTTGTGCTGCTTGCCGCACAGGTACGCCTCGCTGTCGTCCTCGTCGACCGCGTGGGTGATCAGGAACTGGTTGAGGCCGACGCTCTCGACCGGCTGCTTGAGCTTCTTCGGCTTGTAGTCCGACTTGTAGCCCTCCTCGCCGCAGCCGGAGGCGGTCATCATCTGCGCCTGAACGGTGCCGGTAGCCTTGAAACGTGTCGACATGGTTGTACCTCTTAGCCGTAAAAAAGTTAGGTGTGGAGGCCAGTTTAACGTCGTAGCCAGGACGTGCTCGAAGCCGAAAAATATTTTAGCGGAGAACGCCCACGAGGGGCGGCAGTAAAAATATTAGGTAGTAGGGCAGTTTTACGACTTGCCCAGGTCGCCCTTGAATCTCACGAATAGCAACCCTGCCAGCAGGACCGCCAGCCACTTGAAGAAGGAGAACGTACCTGCCGCGATCTTCACCGTCCCGGGAGGGAAGGCGAACAGCAGGTACACGAGCAGGGCGGCTCCGGACAGCTGTAGGCCGCCGGAGACGCTCTTGATCGCTGCCCTCACAGGTCCTCGAACGAGAAGACGACCTTGCCGGCCTTCTTGTTGGGGAGGCTCGCGATGCCCTTGCGGAACACGCCGAGCAGCGAGAGACCCTTCAGCCACACGAAGAGGCTGACCGCCGCCTTCGCCGAGACGAGCAGCATGCAGATCACCACGATGTAGGCAACGAGGTGTACGGTGTCAAAGAAACCGAGTCCGAACATTTCATTTCTCCGCTAAGAGTATTTCCGAGATACCTAGGTGGATATCATATAAGATACCCGCTTTTGCGCGGTATCAGTTGTTGTCGTTGGCCCGGTTCACCAGGTTCACCGCACCGTTGATGATGTAACCGATCATGCGAATGATCGCCATGAAGCAGTAGATGGTGATGGTGAAGAAACCAGCGACGAGTGCTTCGAGCATTTTATTTCTCCTGTTGATACCTAGGGTGATATCATATAAGATACCCCTATTTGCGCGTTTTAGAGGTGCTCCAGGATGTCCTTCACAGCGAAGGTTCTCACCGCGCGCTTGTCCACGTCGTAGGCGCGGAGCAGCCACTGCTTCTGGGGGTGGTACTTGTTTGAGCTCCACACCAGCGGGCGGTGGGCGTTGGGGACGACGTGCCGCACGGACACGTCTCCCTTGTAGTTCCGGTAGCGGAACCTCATCGCTTGCGACGTTTCGCCTTCTTCTTCGCCCCGAACAGCAGCGCCTTCAGCCCGCTGGTCTTGGCCTTCTTCTTGCGGAGCTTCGCCTTCTTGGCCATCTCCGCGTGGGTGCCCTTCGGCACGTACGGTCTGTCCCATTTGTTTCCCATCTCTCAATTATCGGGCGTCGGGGTGTCCGTGCCCTCTGCTGCTGCGGCGTCGCTGAGCTGCTTGCTCTCGCCGCCCTGGTGCTCGCCGACGTTCAGGTCGGTCTGCTCCGTGTACTCGTCGTCTTCGGGTCGCATTTGCCATCCTTTCTCTGTCTGCTCGAACTTGCCGGACCTGACCAGCGCTCCGGCGATGCGCTTGCTCGTGAACTTGTTCTTGGGTAGCTTCTTACGCAGGGCGCTCAGCGATATAGCCGTCTGCCCAGCTGCAACCGCCACTGCCGTTGAGCAGATCAGCCTGTCGGTTTGCTTCTGCGACGAGCGCTGATGCGCGAGAACCGTGTAGGCCATCGTTCCACTCCCTCACCCAAACGTGCATGAACGCGAAGGCAGCCAGCGAGTGGCTGAATATCCGCGTCTCAACGCAGTGCTCGGCGCCGCTCGCGTCCGCGAAGACGAAGCAGTGACCGTGCGCCCTTGACCACCCTCTTACGCTTCGAGCCACGAAGGGCCTTGGCAGGTTCCAGTACCGCAGCGTCTCCTCCTGCTGCCGGAGCTGCTGCCAGGCCTGCAGGGTCTCCGGCGTCAGCGTGTGCAGCAGGCCGAGGCCCTCGAGCCTTGGCAACGCCTCCAGGGCCAAAGAACGTAGGGCTGAGGTGGAGCTCATCATAGTAGTGGTTTCCGATCGGCTTGATGAACACGGGAGAGTCCTCGACCAGCCGGTGCGGCTGACCCATCTTCTCCGACGTGATGTTGAACTTCATGGCGGCTGCGGCCATGATGTCGATGCCCATGGCGGTGCAGAACATCTGCAGCGAGATGTAGCAGTCGCCCACCTCCTCCGCGATCTTCTGCATGACGTCTTCCTGCGTGAGGTCACGGTTGTCGTTGTAGCCGACGCGCAGCCGGTTCATCTTCTTGTAGGCGTCGCTGAGCTCCCCGGACTCGCCGGCGAACTCCTGCAGCCACTCGCCCGGAGTCCAGTGCTCCAGAGGGCCGACGGCGTTGCCGCGTATGATGGTGGCCTGCTTGATGGTTGCGGGCGTGGTGTGGGTCATCGCATTAGCTCCTTTATCTGTTCGAGTCGCTTGAGTACGTAGTCTTCGTCGGGCTTGTCGTAGAGGCCGTCGAGCGAGGGCACCTCCTTGCCGTTGCCGAAGCGGAAGGCGAAGGTGTGTTCGTCGACCGGCACCTTGTCCTCGTGCTGGACCAGCAGCAGGACCGTCTGGGGGTCGTCGATCGAGATCGTGTGGATGTCGGTGTGGGCGCTGAAGTAGGACTTGTCACGCTCGTACTTGAACGCGCCCTTCTCCCGCATGGCCACCTCCCTGGCCCACTCGAAGCCGTCTCCGCCGTTGAGCGGGGTCATGTACCGGAACATCTGCGCGCGGTGCGTGCGCGGAGCCTCGGTGACCAGCGGCGCGAGGTCGTAGGTGCGGTTCACCACGCTGCCGGCAAGGACGTGGGTGTAGAAGTCGTAGCGGTGGTCGTGCGGGACGACCGCCTCGGGCAGCTGCGATACCTCGCCCTCGAAGAAGTAGGCCTTGACGGTCAGCTGGGGCGACCGCGCCAGGCAGAGGTAGTCGAAGCCCTTGCAGTGGAAGTTGATGAAAGAGTTCTTCACGATGTCGTGCAGGTCGTCGTAGCGCATTGTTACCTCAGAGCTGGATGCTGGCTGCCGACACCTTCGGGCCCTCGGGCTTCGGCGTCGGTACGTGGTCGGCGCTGACCTCCACCAGCTCGGGCTGGGGCAGCTGCGCCTCGTAGATCTTGTTGCGGCACGCCCAGATGGCGTCGTACAGGTGGACGCCGGTAGAGGACTGCGTGCCCTTCGGGTGCAGCATGGTCACCCTGAACATGCCGCGCGAGCTGTCCGGGTTCGGGGGCAGCACCTCGACCTTGGTCTCGAACGCCTCGGCGTGCATGCAGAGCTTCATCAGCGCCACCTCCAGCGCCTCCAGCTCCTCGCGTGTTGTGGGTATCGGCGCCTCGTTGAACAGCTGCCGCTCGCTCTTGAGCTGCGCCCTGATGCGCTCGTCTCTCTTGTTCATGTCTTTGCTCTCGCCGAAAAGTAGTTAGGTGTGGAGGCCAGTTTAACGTCGTGGCCAGGACGGACTGCTACTGGTTGGCGGGAGCCGTGCGGAAGCTGAACTCCTCCGTGACCTTACCGTTGCACAGCCGCTCGATGCGCGAGGCGATCCTGCTGTTCGCCCGCTTCACGTACATGTTGTACTTGTCGTCGGCCTCGATCGAGTCGGGGTAGTGAACGACCATGGGCGGCGAGTTGTCGTTGAACACGACGCGGACGGCGTGGTCGTCCAGCCGCTCCAGCTGTTCCAGCAGGTTCTCCACCTCGTTGTCGAGAACGCTCTCGAGCGCGAGCAGGCCGTTGATGAGCTTCGTCAGCACCCAGATGGTACCGAGGAAGAGGTGGTAGAAGGTCTTGAGAAGGATCTTGTGCATGTTGACTCTCCGCTAGGGATGACTGTCGGGTTGGGTTGGTTCAGCGCAGCGATCGCGCCAGGCGGTCGGCAAAGGCCTTGTGCTCGGGGCACAGGTCCTTCGTCAGCTCGCGGTACTTCTGGATAACGAGGTAGTCGTCGCAGAGCTGGACCATCACCGTCAGAGGCAGGCCCATCTCCGCCGCCGAGCGTGCGATCACGTCGGCGACGTGCTTGAGCTCGACCTTGCTTTCGATCTCGCCGTTCGCCTTGGCCTCCGCGCGTGCGGCCGAGCTAGCGGCCTTCTCCAGCAGGTCGAAGCCGAAGTCGTTCATGATAACGGCGATGGGGTGCTTTTCGAACGCCTTGCCGCCGGCGAATAGGTCGGCGAGGGTCTGTGCGAATACGATCATGGTGTTGTTACCTTTCACTTGTGGTTGATGGTCAGAGTTCTCTCGGAGCTGCGGTGTGGGTAGTGAACGTACCGCTTGTCTCCGATGAGGTCGTGAAGCTTCTTGTTGCTCTGCCGGAGCAGGAGCATGGGGACGGCGTACCAGCATCGGCAGCGGGTGAGCCTGAGCTCGCTGTCCAGCTCCTGCTTGCTGCGGACGATGTGCAGCTCGCTGACAGTGGTGAACAGCAGCGCGTAGTTGCCGCCCTCCAGCGTGTTCAAGAGGCGGTCCGCGCACACGCGGTGGAAGTGCTGCAGGAGCTCGTCCTGCTTGTAGAACTGCGTCATGGCTCACTCCTTGCCGTCTGCTAGGGCAAATGCCTTGAGTACGTCAGCCCTGTCCTTCACCACCCACTCAGCGCGGTTAGGGCCTATAGATGGTAGCTTACCTACGGCCTCGCGAGCTTCCTCATCAGGTAGCGCGAGGTATTCTGCAACCTGCGCTCGCATTTCCAACAAGCGGAAGGCCGTCAGTTCGCCCACGAACGGCAGCCGTGCAAGGATGCGAACAGCCTCATTCCAGCGTGTGTAGCTGTCCTCCTCCTCTGGAGAAGAGAAGGCTGACGGCTCCCTGGGGACGAGCGCTAGGGCAGCTTGCACTTGCTCGCGCATTACCCACAGGGACCGCACCCAGTCAACGCGGAACTTTTCTGGCAAACCGTGCAGCAAGGCTAACCATCCCTCTGAGTAGTCCATCGATGCCGGTAGCTTGGCGTAGAGGTCAGTTATCTCTCTTCTGTAAGTTATTATAGTATTGACAGCAGTGCTGCCATTGATACCAGGCAACGCCTGTAGGGCGTCGTTGAGCACGGCCAACTCCTCGCCGCTGTACAGCGCGATAGTGGCCTTGACGTTGCGGAGCCTCACTTGCGGAACAGCCACTTGAAGACGTGGACCAGCACGAGGCACTTGATGAAGTCACGGAACATAGTCATTCTCCTCTTGGGTTAGAACTTGTACTTACCAGTCGCTCGCATGAGCTTGTGGATGTGCCTGTACAGGTTGCCGACGGTGCAGGCCACGGTCTCTTCGCCGGGATCGTCCTCACCGATGGCTTTCAGCAAGGCGACGGCGGCGTGGACGCACTCGTGCGCCAGCGTGGTCTGCAGCTCGAGGCCCCGCTGGGAGGCATCGATGTAGACCAGCAGCTGGCCGTCAAACAGCTTGTCGAAGACGCTGCCGTAGGGCGTACCATCCAGCGGCGGGAGGTCGTGCTTACGCATGAACTTGTTGAGCTTCTTAGCACTGGTGAACAGGCGGACAGATGCGCCGTCTGCCGAGACTAGCGTGATCTTTCGCATGGGTACTCCAAAATAAAGGGAGACCTCCGAAGAGATCTCCTAGGTGGATATCATATAAGATACCCGTTTTTGCGCGCTACGCCTCGTTGGTAGAGAGCTTACCCTTGGCGCTGACGTGGTAGCGCTTCACCGAGGGCGGCAGCGCGGTCTTGAAGGCGGGGCGGCGAGCCTTGAACAGCCGGGACTTGGCGATGCGGGTCACGCACACCTTGTCGGACTGGTTGCCTCCCAGCACGTGGTAGGCGTCTGCGTCCTCTGCGACGTAGAAGCCGACGTGGCCACCGCCGTCGCGCTTGAAGGTCAGCAGGTCGCCCAGCTCCGGCGCTGCCTGCGCCGTACCGAACGTCGACCAGTTCAGCGCGTACAGCGGACCCTTGACCACCTCCTTGCCCGCGCGCTTGGAGACGATCGCGGCGAACAGCCCGCACCAGGGTACGCTGTCGTCGGAGTACTTGTAGCCCAGCGCCGGGATGCCCAGCTCCGTGGCCCACGCCATGATGATGGGGTTGCTCTTCTTGCCGGGCGTCTCGACCGTGCCGTGGAGCTTGAGGGCCTCCTGCAGCAGCTTGGGGAGCGTGCCGAGGTCGTCCAGCCACTCGTAGCCGGGGACGCTCACTTGCGCTTCTTCCCGGTGATCGCCTCGATGATGGCGGGCGCGTTCTCGGTCACGGTCGCCACGATGACCTGCTCCACCTTAGGCGTCGGGGTCGGCTGAGCCTTCGCGATCTTCGACAGCAGGAACGCCGTCGCCAGGTCCACCAGTACTTTTGGAATCTTCACTACGCTTCTCCTTGGCTGAGCCGAAGTAGTAGGTCACCACCGTAGCCACGACCGTACCGAGCATGAAGCCCAGGATGGTGTCGGCGAATCGGACGGATGACTTCTCGATATGGATGAAGGTGATGCACGTGATGTACACCGCCGAGAAGATCGACCAGAACACCGCGAGGAATGTCCTCACGGATAGGCGATCCAGGATAGTTGACATCTGTACCCCTCTACCTTATAGTTATTCTCTTAGGGTCTCTATACCTACCCTCCCTCCCTCTATACTCCAGAGGGGCCTACGGCCGGGGGCGGCAAAGGGTTAATTTAACGGGTTGGGCTAAGGCGACCCCGCACAGGCGTTAGTCCCGCGACGAGACCGCTATCGCTCACAAGCTGCGACTAAGCAGGCTGGCCGCAGGGTGACCCCGACGGGGCGCGGCTACCCTGGGCAAGCGACCGGGCGCGAGGCCGCGTCTCGGGGCACCCCGCTTGCAGACGGTGATGGCGCGTGCGCCGGGTCAGGAAGCGCGAGCCGCGCCGCCACCCCGCCCTCTCCAGCAGCCTTGAGAAGACCTCGGACGAAGGCAGGATGCTGCTCGTGACGGCCACCTCGTACCCGAGGCGCTCGGCGTACTGGAACAGGTGCTCGTGAAATTCTACCAACGCTCTGGCGGCTCTGATGCCGGTCAGCTCGCTGTGGTAGTAGAGCTGGGTGAGCGCCCTCACGTCAGAGTGGTGCATGCCCGCCCCCTCGTGCGCGACCATCCAGCCCACCACCTCGCCCTCGAGCTCCATCACCCGGAAGTAGCGCATGTTGGCGAACGCCTCGAACGCTTGTGCGCAGGAGGCGTCGCTCACCGGGAAGTCAGGGTCGTTGTAGCGCTCGAACAGGCCCTGGCTTATGCGGCGGAGCGCCGGGAAGTCCGTGCGCCTGACCCCACGTATCACTCCTCGGTCGTCTCGGGCTGCGGGTCGACGATGCCGTAGGCCTGCTTCACGTTCTGCAGGTCGAAGCCGAAGGCCATGCCCACCGCGCCGCGCACGCGGTTCAGCAGCTGAGCAGCCGCGCTGTCCTGTCCGTACTCGGGCACGTCCGCTGCGATGGCGTCGAGCTTGGCGACGACGTCCTTGGCCACCGAGTCGATGGCCTTCACGGTAGCAACCTCCGAAGCGCGGATGGCTGCATAGTACTCGTTCAACTCTTCCTTGGTCAACATGGTATTTTCCTATGATGTGAGGGAGGACGGGATTGCCCTCCCTCGTTGTTGAGCTCAAGGCTCGTAGGTGGTGATCTGCAGCTGCTCTACGACGACGTCGGCCTGGTAGGCCTTGCCCGTGACGCCTCCGTCGTAGAAGTCGTACACCCGCGCGCGCAGCTGGATCGGGTTCGTACCGCCGGTGGTGTCGGTGATCTCGATCGTCCCACTCGCAGACTTGCGCACGGTCGACGGCTCTCCCTCGTTCGCGACGCCGTTGTTGGCGCTCTCGTAGCGGTAGTTCCCGAGGGAGCCGGTGCCTAGCGTTGTCCAGGTGTTGTCGCTGTTCAGCCGCTCCAGCAGGAAGTTGGCCCTGGTGGCGCCGCCGTCAGCGTGGTTGGACCATCGGGTGCCCGTGAGCGAGAAGGCCAGGCTCGCCACGAAGTAGCGCGTTTTGCCGTTGGTCACGAACGGCCCCACGGCCACGGAGCTGTTGCCGTAGTCGTAGGTGGTCTTCTGGTTGCGGAGCTGGCCCTCGGCGATGCTGCCGTTGAAGAAGGCCTGCCCGTCGGTGCGGAGGTAGTACACGGCCTGGGCCTCGGTGCACTCGCCCACGCTGTTCTTGACCGGGCCGTACCACTCGATGAACTGGTTGGCCGAGCCGAAGCCCGTCCCGCTCACCTTCATGTGGGTGCCCGACTTCCAGATGATGCGACCTCCGCCGCCTACCAGGTCGTTGGCGATGGTGACGTTGCCGTTCTCCACTGTCAGGGCGGGGATCACCCTGCCGTCGGCCTTGTTCTTCAGCGCGATGGTCGTCGCCGTCAGCGACACGTTGGACGTGGGCTGGCCGGAGGCGTTGGTCGCCATGATCTCGACCGTGGCGTCCGCTCCCGGTACGGAGGCGGTCTTGCTGAAGTAGGCGGTCAGCTTGCCGTCGTGCGTGGCCACGGTGGTCTCCAGCGTGCCGACCTTGGCGCTGATGCCCGACACCTTGCCCGACTCCACCTCTGCGGTGGTCGCCGGCCTGATGCCGCACTTCTGCCAGATCGTGCGCAGGAAGCCCTGGTACCCGGCGAACCCGTCCCAGCCAGCCATCATGTAGAGCTGGATCTGACCCGTGTTGTTGCCGTTGTACACCAGCTTGGTGAAGCC